TTATGATTTTATTTGGAGTAGAACTTAGCCAACGTTTTGGCGGATGGTTATTATTGATACTATTGTTATATATTATTGTGAAAATTGTAACCATGTTTATGGGTAATTATTCAAATTTTGTAAAAGGATTTTTAATATTTGGTTTGACATTGTTCTCTGTATTTATAATATACGATACAAACCAAATATTACAAAAAGATTATTATGGGGATTTCATAACAGCATCCATGGATTACTATTTGGATATTATCAATATATTTGTAAAATTAGTGAATTTAATGTCACTTGAAGAATAATAAAAAAATAAAAGATATGAGCCATTAAAATGACATTTCCCATATGTATTTTGAATGTTGTATATTTTTTTTATAGTCTTGAATTCATACAAGGAAATTTAATAACGCATCCAATACGATTACAAATGGGACATATGTTATAACTTTTATTCATAGAAGTCCAAATATCATAACATAATTCATGTAGTGATACATGACATCGAACACAAATTAATAATTTTTTAACATCGACATTTTTATTACAAATTGCACAAATTTCATTATCATAATTTGATTTCAAAAATGAACTGTTTACCATTTTATTCCTTTTTATTGAAAAGAATTAATATACATAACAAATCAATTTTTTAGGTTTTATTTTTATTTTTATTTTGAATTTATAGAAGGAAATTTACCAATACATCCCTTACATCCACATAGAGGACATTTAGTACATTTATTATAATTAGTATCATCGTTAATTATTTTCGGCGCATTATCATAACATGATTCATGTAATGATATATTACATTTAACACACATTAGCAAGTTCTGAATATCAATATTTTCATTGCAAATTGCACAAATATCATTTTGATGTTTTGATTCTAAGGATGTACAGTTTCCCATTATAGTAGTTGTTATTGAAATAAAAATGTAAAAGAAAGAATGAATCAATTTTTTGCATTTTTGTTTTATGTTTTATTTTCATTTTTTACATTTTTGGCAAAATTTATGATTTCCAATGTTTGCCACAATCCAAACAAGTTACAAATATTGTCGCGGGTTCATCCGCACTACGTGTTTGTAATTCATAATAAGTACAGCGCTTTGATTTGCATTTTTTACAAGTAAACATATCAGTAGATGCTTCAATATTGGAAGTATATTTAGAAGCATCACGTTTTATTTTGCGTTCAATAAATACACGCCAGTGACTTGGATTTAATTCTTGATGCGTCATAAATGCAATACTTTGAGGTGTAATTTCATTTTGCTTGATTTGCGTCAATAAATCTTCATTTTTCAAATTAGTATAAATTGAACGTAATCGGTCTAAATATAATTGTGCAAAAGCAGGATTTTCCCATTTTTTTACTATTTTCCGAATATTTGCTTCTTTGATAGTATAATTATACACTCCTTTTTCAAGATTAATTGACATAGTATTGTCTTGAAGAATGGTTGCGAATTTTCTACGTATATTTTCGCGAAAAGCGTCCGGATTCGCAATTTTACGATTTATTTCTGAACTCATCTTTTATAGTATTGGTTATATATGTATATCAGTTGTATTTAATTCAATTTTTTGTTTGTTTTATTATAGGTCTTATAAAATATAAAAATGTTGAACAAAGAATATAAAAAATATATAGGATACACAATTATATGGAATCTATTATAAACCAGTGTGAGTTTTATTGTTTATGTTACAAAAACCCAGTGAGATATAAGAATATGAAGGAACGATTTGCAAAAGTGGGATTAGACCTAAATATTTTTGAAGGTGTAGAAATAACGGACCCTAGAATAGATACTCAACCAATTGGCGAAGGAATTAAACGACTTTGGTCAATTACATACGGTCATATTGATATGTTGAAATTATTTCTAAAAACAGATAAAAAATACGGATTTTTTTGCGAAGATGATATTTATTTACGCAAGGATTTTGCAAATCATTTGCCAAATATTATTAATGAATTTGAAACAATGAATTTAGATTTTTTGTTGTTAGGGCATATGACGAATTACGCGATTGAAGATTGGATACAAGGATATCATTTGAAACACCATTTTGAAAACCGTCCATATAAATATCATAATTATCCGGCAACTGAACATGGACATTGGGGTGCACATTTGTATATGGTAACAAGAAAACATGCCGAGTTTTTGATAGAAAAATTTGGAAATGGTTATGCGGATGAAACATTAGTAAACTCTTCGTTGCCTCATTTTAGTCCAGATTGGACAATTACAAAACAAGGAAATCGCGCATTAATGTATCCTATGATGGCAGTAGAAGATGCAATTGGGGATTATGGACATGGTGGTCAAACTGAATATCATAAAAGTAGTACACGTTTGAATTATGACCCCGATTTTTTTATTTAGAGCATATAAAAATTTATCAAAAAATGATACAAATAAAATGTTTTATATTTTGTATAAAACATTTTATGACAAAACGCGCGATTTGTGTAATTGGATTTACTCCAAATGAAATATGGTTAGACTTTCTAAATAAAATAGATAAATATCATGGATATGATTTTTATTTCATAATAGATATCGATTATGTTGATTACTATTCAATCTATGGCTACAAATATCCCAATGTAAATATTGTAATACTACCACACGCCGAAACCGAAGAAAAACACTATATAAATTCATCAAGTCGATTGGGATTTCCTAAAATTATCGCATGGGACAAAGCGCTTTATTATTTTTGTAAATTAAATACATCTTACGATTATGTATGGTTTTTTGAAGATGATGCATTTTTTTATGATATAAATACAATTGTTTCGATAGATAAAAAATACCCAAATAGTCACCTTTTAACAAAAGAATATGAAGTCAATGAAAATGGAGAACATAGTTATTGGTTTTGGTATGGAATCGATTTTATCATACCACCACCATACTACAATGCAATGATTTGTGTATCAAGACTTTCAAGAGAACTATTACAAAAAATAGATGAATACGTAGCTGAATCAAAAACATTGTTATTTATTGAGGCAATGATACCGACAATTGCGAAACATCATAAACTATTATATGACCATCCAATTGAAATGAATAAAACATTACAATGGCGTTATGATTGGAATATTACAAACATAACGCCTGAAAATATATATCATCCAATAAAAAATATTGAAAATCATAAGATAATTCGCCAAGAAATACAAACGAAATCTAGGTCAGTCTAAACGATTTCTAAATCTTTTAATTTCCAATATTCACAACCACCGTTTGGTAAAGGTCGTTTTACAATAAATGGGATTTTTTTCTGTTCAAGTTCTTTTAATGCAATTAAATATCCATCAATTATATCAGGTTCAACTGTTATAAAAGGTTTTGCCCCCGAATTTATTTGATGCGTTCTTTCGCCTAAAATTCGCGTTTTTTCATATTTTGTTAAGAAAGGTAATGTTTGATGTAATGGGTCAACAATTGTTCCATTTTCATTTCTAATAATGGTTGTCAAATTTTCTATTTCTTCATAATTATGAAATTGAAGTTCTGGATGATAATCAGTTATAACATTTCTTTTTATATTTTCGTTGAATTTTTGTAAATAATTTTCGTCGTCGTCATTATCATCATCATCATCGTCATCGTCATCGTCATCTATCATATTGAAAGACGTTTTTGTTGTATTTTCTTCATCTGATTTAAATATTTTTTCTACTTCATCAACATTATCGTCAAAATATTCATCGGCATCGTCATCTTCTTCTTCAATTTCACTTTCAATTGATTCTTCGGTTTCATCATATTCATAATCCTCGTCATCATTTTTATTAATAGTATTAAAATTTGTTTTTTTAGGTAAAGCTAATACATTTTCAGGTTCAGATTCTGTTTCAGATTCAATATCAGATGGGTATTCATCTTTTTCGTCCATTTTATATATATAGTGTAATATTTCTAAATATATTAAAAAAGAAATACATTCAATTTTTTGTTTTTATTTTTCTTATTCTTCATTTTCTTCATTTTATTCAATTCATACTATAATTATTTATTATCATCAGTTTTCCATGTATGGTCGCATTCCGAACAAATGTACAAATATTTCAAATTATCATCATCGTATCGAATATAAATAACTTCGGGTAATTTATGGTCGTGTTCCGTATTTGATTTACATCCAATGTTTGGACATTTTACATTATAAATACGAGGTAAGGTAGGGTCTAATTTCGTATATTTATTTATAATATGATTGAATTTTTGTTCGCCTTTTTTTAATTGAGTATTCAAAACACAAACACCTTCATCTGTAATAGTTTCATCTTTGTTACCACAATTACGACAATAGTAAATTAATTTATTCGTATCATTCTCATTAATACTAATGTATAACATATTGGAACAGATATTGCAGAATTTCATTATATTGTATATATTAAAACTATTATTTTATTTTATTTTATTTATTCAATCAATTTTTTGTTATACAATAATAAATACAATGGGTTATGTTGAATTGAAATCTATACTAAAATCTACAATATATCATATAAAAAATACAAAAAATTGAATTTAAAAAAATATATAAAAATATCTATATAATCATTATAACAACAACAATGACGAGTACAAATCGTCTAATAAATACAGAATCAAATACTGGTAATGATGTGCAAATATCACCTAAGATGCAATATAAAAGTTCAAAAAAACTCAATGATTATTTGATGAAACATAATGCAAAGAACAGCGATATGTCTTATACAAATACGAGAATGCCTGATAAAGTTCAAGACCCTAAAATATCTGGAATTTACGGAGGTTCGTATTATATAAGTGATGAAGAATATCCAGAATTCTTACGTTTGTATGCAAGTGAAATATTGACAAAAAATCGTGAAGAATATTTGACCGAAAAACAGTTGGATTCAAATGGTCCAATTTTGATAGATATTGATTTACACTTTGATTATGCTGTGGATAAACGATTTTATGATATATCCCATATAGAAGATGGAATTGACATATATTTAGCCGAATTAAAAACTATATATCAATTTGATGAAAACACGAAGTTCAATGTATATGTGATGCAAAAGAATGACGTAAATCGTGTGGTTGAAAAAAATATAACAAAAGATGGTATTCACATCATTATTGGGTTGCAAGCTGACCGTCTCACACAAATATTGTTACGGAAAAAAGTGATTCCAAAAATTGCAGAAGCATGGTCCGATTTCCCTATTGTAAATACATGGGATGGCGTATTGGATGAGGGCGTTAGTAAGGCAGATGCACCTTGGCAATTATACGGATCGCGCAAACCATATCATGATGTTTATAAATTAACATATATATATGAAATCACATATGATAGTGATGATGGTGAAGTTATTCGAAACAGTATTAATTTAAAAGATTTTGATGTCATTGAAAATATTGAAAAATTATCAGCCAGATATACTGAACATCCTAGTTTATTTCATACTAGTGAATTTATAAAAATAAAAGAATCGAATGGGGGTCTACAAACGAATGCAAAACAAACAAGACAAAAACGAAATGTATTGGATAATTATTTTGACACTAATGGATATATTTTAAAAATAAAAAATCGTGATGAATTAAAAGATGCAGTTGACGAATATTTAGATTCAATTAATTCATATGAGTATGAATTACGAGAAGCACATGACTATACCATGACATTACCAGAATCATATTATGGTAATGGTTCATATTTAAAATGGATTCGTGTTGGATGGGCATTACGTAACATTCATGATAGTTTATTTCTAGTTTGGGTAGCATTTAGTGCATTGGCTGAAAATTTTGATTTTAATAATATATCCCACTTGTATGAACAGTGGCAAAAATTTGATTTGAAAAATCCACATGGATTGACAAAACGTTCTATTATGCATTGGTCACGAGAAGATGCTCTTGAAAAATTCAAAAAAGTAAGGGAAACAAGTATTGATTTCTATATTGACCAAACAATCAAAACCATTACATTGGATAAACTTGGCACTGATAAAAATTCTCGTGGTTGTGGTGATTTTGATATTGCGGGTGTATTATATCAATTACATAAACATGATTATGTTTGTGTAAGTGTATCCAAAGGAATATGGTATAAGTTAAAGAAACATTGTTGGATTCAAAACGATTCTGGTACTACATTACGTCATTCAATTTCAACCACATTACGTAATTTGTATTGGAAACGAGCTCAGAATTTGATGAATCAAGCAAGTTCATTGAATCCACCAGATGAAGCTAAATCAAAACGTATGCAAGAAAATGCCAATAAAATATTGAGTATTTGCACCAGATTAGGTAGTTCAAATGAGAAGAACAACATCATGCGAGAATCCAGGGAATGGTTCTATGACCCAGAATTCTTACAACAATTGGATAGTAACCCATATTTATTATCATTCAACAATGGCGTCATTGATTTTGAACGCAAAGTTTTCAGAAAAGGATATCCAGAAGACCATTTATCAAAATGCACTAAAATAGACTATGTTCCATTGGATAAAGAAAAACATAAACAAATCATCGATGAAATCAACGATTTTATGCACAAACTATTTCCCGACCCGCAATTATATAATTATATATGGGAACATTTAGCATCGACTTTGATAGGAACTTCGTCCAATCAAACATTCAATATGTATGTTGGTATTGGTGCAAATGGAAAATCAGTATTGACCGATTTGATGAAAGAATGTTTAGGCGATTACAAAGGCGATGTACCTCTCTCGCTGATAACAGATAGACGAGGTAAAATTGGTGGATTGGCACCAGAAATCGTAGCATTGAAAGGAGTCCGATATGCTCTTATGCAAGAACCACAAGAAGGAGACCAGATAAATGAAGGCGTGTTGAAACAACTAACCAGTGGGTTTGACCCAATTACAGCCCGTGCGCCATATATGACCGAAATGGTAACCTTTATTCCGCAATTCAAATTATGTGTTTGTACAAACGTGTTAATGGAAATCAAAAGTCAAGACCACGGAACATGGAGAAGAATTCGCGTTGTAGATTTTGAATCATTATTTACAAATACTCCGGTCCAAGGTGACCCAGAAAAACCATATCAATTCTTGAAGGATACCAAAATTAATGAGAAATTTCCAGTATGGCGTGAAGTATTTATTGCAATGTTAGTAGATATTGCTTTTAAGACAGAAGGATTAGTTCATGATTGCCCGCGAGTGTTATCCGCCAGTAATTCGTATAAGGAAAAGAATGACTATATTGCAGAATTTATTCGGGATAGAATGATATCAGACCCAGATGGAAAAGTTTCAAAATCAGAAATTACCAATGAGTTTTCAATGTGGTACAAATCAATTCATGGAAGCAATGGCGCTCCTAGTTCCAAAAAAGTACATACATATATGGATAAAAAGTATGGAAGTTATGATAAAAAACGAGCATGGACAGGAATTCGTATAAATTATGATAACGAGCCGATTGGTGGGTTATCGTCTGATGAAGAAGATATTGTTGTTGATAATATTAATGAAAACGATTTCTAATTTTGCTTTACGTATTTTATAGTAAAAATAATTTGCAATAACAACATAAAAATATATTATATTGTTATTGTATAATGTGGAATATTTATGGAAAAAAATATGATTTAACAACATTTATAAAAATCCATCCAGGTGGTTCTGAAATTTTAAAAAAAACAAAAGGACTACACGACTGTACTGCACTATTTGAATCATATCATGCTTTTTCAAACATTGAATCAATACGAAAATCATTAGATAAATATGAAATACTTGAAACGGATGATGCATCAAAAAATGAAAAAAATGAATATGATACCGATTTTACAACCTATCACAAATTGATAGAAAAAGTAAAAGCTATATATCCAAATAGAGAATCTATCAAAGCATCTACTTCTTGGTATGTATGGAATATATCATCTATTTTACTGTATATCTATGTAATAAGTCTTATTAATTTCATTGAATATACTTTTTTAAAATGTTTTTTTTCTGTAATAGCATCGTCGATTGAAGTATCCATTTTATTCAACTTATTACATGATGGTTCACATTATGCTATTTCGATAAATCCAAAAGTAAATAATGTTATTTCCAAAATAGCAAATAGTTGGTTTTTATGGAATCATTCATTATGGTTTTATCACCACGTTTATTATCACCATTCCTTTACTGGTAATAGAAATGATCCAGATAAAGATTTGTACTCTATAAATTTAGTATTTGACGTTAATAAATGTTACTCAATCGAAACACTAGTGAATGTAATATATACAATATTACCAGGACAATCATTTGCTCAATTCATATGGTATGTTTATAGTTCATTCAAAAATCAATTATCATTTACTGAAATTGACCATATGAAAATACCAAATACTAATCATTATGACATAGATTCATTAGTAATCATGTTTTTGAAAATATACATGTTGTACAACATTGGAATTATTCCTACGGTGTTCTATATAACAACTGAAAATACATTATATTATTTGAATGTAATAGCTGACCATGATTTGTATGAAACACATGAGAATTATTATGATGGACCCGATTGGGCAAAACGACAAATATGTAATTCCGGAAATTTTATGAATGAAAATCGAATATGGACAATGGCATTTTCTGGAATAAATCATCAAATCGAACATCATTTATTTCCCAATATTTGCGGGCATCATTACACATACATAGCACCGATTGTTGAAGAATTTTGTAATGAAAATAATTTACCCTATGTACATCAACCAACATTTTTTGGCGCATATAAATCATTCATGAAAAAAATAAAAACTTCATAATATACAAAATACAAATAAAATTTATATAAAGATTATTTTATTATCATATTATAATAATAATTATAATATGATTGATTTACGTAGTGATACAGTTACACAACCAAGTTATGAGATGAGAAAATCTACATTAGATTGTTTAGTGGGAGATGATGTTTACGGAGAAGACCAAACTATTCATTTATTGCAGGAAAGAGTCGCAAAAATGTTTAATAAAGAGGATGCCTTATTTTTTCCTTCTGGTACTATGAGTAATTTGACTGCAATATTAACGTGGTCGTCAAATCGCGGTTCTGAAATAATAGTTGGAGATAAAAGTCATATATTTTTATATGAACAATGTGGCGCATCACAATTTGGCGGTGTTTCATTAAGAACTCTTCCAAATTTACCTGATGGTACAATGGATATAGAAAATATCAGCATGAGTATCAGAGATAATGATATTCACGAACCAACTACATCACTTATATGCATTGAAAATACACATAATGCGTGTGGTGGACAAGTATTACCAATAAAATTTTTACAAGATTTAAAAACATTATCTTTGGATAAAAATATTCCAATCCATTTAGATGGTGCGAGAATATGGAATGCATTAACCTATATGAATGAACCACCAAGTGAAATTGGTGAATTGGTCGATTCTCTGACTGTTTGTTTATCAAAAGGACTTGGCGCACCAATTGGTTCTCTATTAATTGGAACAAAACAATTTATTGAAAAAGCAAAACGTATCAGAAAGGCTCTTGGTGGAGGTATGCGACAAGTTGGAATATTAGGTGCAATGGGATTAGTAGCATTAGATAATTTTGACAACGGAATTCTTTTGAATGACCATAATCGTTGTAAAAAAATAGCGGATACTATTGGGTTATTACAATCTTTTCAACTAAAATACCCCGTAGTAACTAATATTATTTTCATTGATATTCTATCCTATGATAAATCGTGGAAAAAAGAAGAAATATCAAATAACGTCGCCTTACTTTTCAAAGAAAAAGGAATACGAGTAAGTGCTTGGTCTCCGGAAGTAATACGTTTAGTAATACATAAAGATATAAATGATAGTAATGTAGATTATATAATAAAAAATATTACAGAAATATCCGATTTATTATATATAAATATATGTGCAGGTTGTTGATATTATTTGAAAATTATTATTATGTAGTATATGAAAATCCATAATAACTATCCATGTTAAATGGAGCTCCGGATACAAATGAATACAAATAATATATTACAAAATATATACCAAATTTTATATACTCAATTATAAAAGGATATATTGATAAAATAATCGTTATGAATATTTTTAAATAAATTCCAATTGTTGCATTAAAAATGAATAAATATGAAATGAAACATAATACTAATATATAAAAAACAAAGTACAATATCTTATTGAATTCTTTTTGTCTATAATATTGTTGTTTTTTATAAAAAACCTGAGTATCGTCTGCGGTATAATCATTTGTATTTTGTTGTATTTGACTTTCTAATAATATATTTTCTCTTTTTACATCATCTAGGGTTTTTTCAGTAGCCACAAGCCCTTCTATATTACTAAAATTTTCCAATTTACTGTTTTTTTTAATAATATTCAAAAAACCTGTTTCTTTTTCAGTACCGTAGATTTTATCTTTATAAAACTTTTGTTGGTTTGAAATATCTCTTATATTAAAATTCAACCCAGTTATTTTAGTTGTTAACTCTACATTTTGTTTTGTCAATTTATCAATTTGTTTTTGTAGTTGCTGTTGTTTTTGTAGTTGCTGTTGTGTTTGCGGTTGTGGTTGTCTTTGCGGTTGTGGTTGTCTTTGCGGTAGTTGTCGTGTAACAACCTTTCGAAATGAACTAAAAATATTCTTTTTATTTTTTGCCATATTTATATTTACAATAACGTTACATTATATTTTTGCATAATTATCAAATTCAGATGGTTTGAATGGAGTTACTATACTCCCGTTAATTATTATATCTGAATTTTCAAATCCACTAAATGAATCATTGATTGTAGTAAATCCTGATATTCCATTCCCCATGCATACTAAATTACCAGCATCCCATTGTGTTCCATTTGAACAGCATGCTGCTCCAATACAATTATTACCAATATCTATTCCTGCAACCGCGCTTAAATTTCCAGATGCAATATCTTTCTGTCGTTGTTTGTTTAATTCCTCTTTACTTATTATATTGGCATTTTCCATATTTATTTTGTCAAAATTCAATCTATCTCTGCTGTATATAATAATTAAATGATAAAAAACAAAAATAATTATAAATGCAAATACAAAAATAGTTACTAAATCAACTAATAAAGTAGGTATAATTGGGAAAAAATATTGCAATATTACCAATCCAAGATATATCAATAATACAATAACAACTACAACTGCAATATAATTATAGTATATGTATCTTTTTCGATAACTTTCATTCAAATCTTGTACTCTATTTTGACTAAATTCAGCTTTATCAATTAATTCTTTTTTGGCATTCAATCTCTTATTTTCATTAATTAATACATTATCTACATCTGATACATTAGTTAATACATATGTTGACGGTGTAGATGTATTTGTCATTATAATATACTATATATAAATATATTATAATTATTTTTTCATTCCAATTAAAATAAATGCAGCAATAAACATAGTTGTTGCTGCTATATACGTTGCCGTTTTTAAATTATCTTCACTGGTTACTAACATTTCATTATCTCTTTTAATTTGTTCTGATATTAGCATATTTTCATCTGAAAAAAGAAGGATATTGCCATTGAAATCATACTTAATGTCTCTTGATAATTTATCACGTAATTCATTATGGGAAGAAATATTAGCATTTGCTGTATTAGTGATGGGGTTGGTGTTGGTGTTGGTTGTAATGTAAGTCAACCCTTCTACTGTATAAAGCGATTCATTCATTTTTTTAGAAAAATCAGAATATGTTAACGATGACATTTGTGTAAATAATTGACTATTCATTTATATAAATATTTTATATTTTATTTAGTGATTTTGATAAATGCAAAATATAATATACATGTCCCTAAAATAGTCAACATTATATTTGCATATGCATTTGCATTAATTTCTTTTTGTTGAGTTTGTTTTATAACTTGTTTATTTTTATATAAATTACTTAATTTTTTATCCAACTCATCTCTATTTTTAGAAATTTCATCTTCATATTTTTTTTTATTAAATCCAGTGTTATCAAAATATGTATATGTAGACATTAAAGTATATAATTTATTCATATAAAAAATAAAACATTATTAATATTCCTAAAGAACCGATTGCTAAATTATATGAATTCATTAATTCGCGATTATAATCTACTGAGGTATCAATATTTCGCATATCCGCACCGTCATGATTTGATTGTATCTCACGAATTTTCAAGGCATTTTTTCTGTTTATACAAAGTTCCTTATCATAACATTTTTGCAAATCTGTATTTCCCGTAATAGTAGAAGTTCTACAATTAATGTTACCAGCTATTCTTGATAAACAAAAATTATTATCTGCATACGAGTCATTTGTATTTACCTTTCTATCATTACTGTATGTTGTACTAAATGTCGCATTATAATAATAAAAATCATTTGGATTATATGCAACTGTTATATTTTTTATATTTGACATTACTATATTTATTCATTAGATAAATCATTCATTAGATAAATCATTCATTAGATAAATCATTCATTAGATAAATCATTCATTAGATAAATCATTCATTAGATAAATCATTAAACACATATGCGATAATATTTATATGAAAGAGCAGTAGAACTTCCTCGTTGCATTTCACATACTTGACCTGGACGTAGACATAATGCTAATGCTAATGGGTCGAATCGGTTAATCTCAGGTAATTGTGTCAATGATTTCAGATTGTACTTTTTCATTAATCCTCCCATATGATTTTCTTCTAAAACAACAACTTGTGGATTCAATGAATGTTCTAAAATGTTAAACTGTAATCTTGCAATATTATGAATTACGACGAAAATTCCATCATGGTCGAATAAATATTTGAGTTTTATTGAAATGGATTCATTCGGTTCTTCGTCTGCAATAATGATGATAGTATCTGTTTTTTTTAAGACATTATCAACATACATCAAATCTTCAATAATATCGTCTAAATCTTTTGGGCGAATTTTTGATGAAATTAAATATTTTACATATACCTTTTTTTCATTATTTTTATGGTTTACCAATAAATCTAATTGTGAATTCACGCACATAGCATCAATTTCATTGATACTAAATCCTGTATAATCTTCCACTAAATAATCTTGATAGTCAAGTAAATCTAAAATAGTTTTACGTGATTTATATATACTTAATACTCGATTGCTTGATGTAGATGACATTGTATATATTACTGATTTGTTTTTAATTTATTATTAACAATCAATTTTTTATATTCAAAAAATGACAATTATAGACAATAATTATTATCATTTCGATGATAATTATTCACGCGAGTATTCTATTTAGATTGAATTGACACACATTGAGTATAGTAAACGATTTTGGAAATAGAAAATTACGTATGCTAATGAACCAATTATCATTTGAACGTAGAAATCAATTCCCTTACGTTTAGAAATACCAATAAATAGAGTTAATGCAATTGCAATTATTAAAAATACGAATCCTGCTATTGATAAAATGTAAAACCATAAGCAGAATTTTTTATTTAAAGGGCCGAAAATAGTATCTAATGTTTTGTTTTCCATCGATTATAAAATAATATAAGAAATTTTTCCTAGACCGAATATTCCTAAATATCTTAAATAATCTATTAAAAAAACAAATAAACAAAATATAATAGTAATTTATATTATAGTTTCATGGAAAATTCTACATTATGGAAAATAATAAATCGTCAATTTGAAGACAATCCACAATCTTTAGTAACACATCACATAGAATCTTACAATGATTTTTTCCAGAATGGAATATATCAAATTTTTAAAGAGAAGAATCCTGTGGTAATTTCTTCTAAATATGATAAAACAATTGACGATTACTATCACCAATGTATCATGTATTTTGGTGGAAAAGATGGTTCTAAAATCTATTTTGGAAAACCTGTTATATATGACGAACATAATTCACATTATATGTTTCCAAATGAAGCCCGTATTCGAAATATGAATTATGGCATGACTATTCATTACGATGTTGAAATTGAGTTTGTGCGTATTTTGAAGGCTGGCGAAGAACCTACAATGGTAGGTATAAACGAAATCACTAAAAATTCAAAAGGCGGAGAAGTTCAATTCGACGATTATGAATATATTGCAGAAAACAATGAATACAAACAACAAAATGCCGGTAATTTTAAAGAAAATATTTCTAAAAATATGGAGGAAATTAAAAAACATTTAGATAACTTTGAAAATGAATTACAATCTGGTAGTCAAACCGGCGGCGCTAAAAAAACAGATGCTGCTAAAAAACAAAATGCGGATAGAGTTAAAATGACGCCCAATCTTGCCGCCATGGTTCGTGAAATGACCGAAGAATCAGTTGTTGCACAAAATGTTCAAAGGCATACCATCACATTGGAGAAAATTTATTTAGGTAAATTCCCTATCATGTTACAATCCTATTTTTGTGTATTAAATGGATTGGACCGCGAAATACGATATTCTATGGGTGAATGCAAAAATGATATTGGTGGTTATTTTATCATTGATGGAAAAGAAAAAACCGTTATTCCACAAGAAAAGTTTGCGGATAATATGTTGTATATTCGGGATGTAAATGATGAAAAATACTTATATTCCGCTGAGATACGTTCTGTCTCTGAAAATGTGTCTAAACCAATTCGAACTTTATCTGTTAAAATGGAAACACCTTCTGCACGCTACTCTAATAAAAATATTGTTGTCAATATTCCAAACGTTCGTAAGCCAATCCCACTTTTTATTGTATTTCGTGCACTTGGAATTATTAGCGATAAAGATATTATTACAACGTGTTTACTTGATTTGGACAAATACGAATCCATGGTTGATTTGTTTATACCATCTGTTCACGATGCAGCTGGAATTAATAATCAACAAACCGCTCTTAAATATATCGCATCATTTACCAAAATAAACACTGTTACTTATGTTTTGGAAATATTATCGGATTATTTTTTACCACACATTGGAGAGCTGAATTATATACAAAAGGCATATTACCTTGGATATATTGTATTTCGATTATTGTTAGTGTATACTGGATTAGAACAACCGACTGACCGCGATAATTTCAAATACAAACGTGTAGAATTGGTAGGTTCTCTAATATACGATTTATTTCGTGAATATTATAACTTGCAACAGAAACAAATTCATTTAGAATTTGAAAAGAAGTTGTATTATAACAAAAAACAATATGAAGAAAATTTGGAAGGTCTTATTCAAGATAGTTACCGCGAAGTCTTTAAAGACCGCATTGTAGAATCCGGTTTCAATAAAGCATTCAAAGGAAATTGGGGCGCTCAAACACATACTAAACGCATTGGTATTGTACAAGATTTGAATCGTCTTTCATTTAATACTATGTTGAGTCATTTACGTAAGACCAATTTACCATTGGATTCTGGTGTGAAACTAATCGGTCCCAGAGTTTTGCATACCTCCCAATGGGGATATTTTGACCCAATTGATACCCCGGATGGTGGAAATATTGGGTTACATAAACATTTGGCTATTTCCACCTACATTTCCCGAGGTATGTCACGAGAACCTATGATACAATGGTTACGTGAAAAAACGGGGATGAAATTAGTAGAAGAATGTTCTCCACAAGTATTATCCAATAGGACAAAAGTAATGGTCAATGGTTTATGGGCGGGTTCTATCAATGAACCATTGGCCGCTATTAAAATGATTAAATTATTTAGAAGAAATGCATTGTTACCAATTCATTTAAGTGCGACATTCAATATTAAACAGAATACAATTTATATTTATAGTGACGCTGGTCGTATATGCAGACCCATTTTTTATGTAGATGATGAAACTGGAAAATTATCATTTGATTCCAAAGAAATTATGGGAAAAATAAATAGTGGCGAATTTACATGGAAAGAATTAATTGCCGGATTTAATGAAAAACGTTCTCCCGATTTTAACCCAAATATTCCTAAAATATATGAATTATTTCAATTATACAAGGGTGTAGAAAGCGAAACCAACCCTGCTAAATTAGAACGTTTCTTAAAAGAAAAGGCGATTATTGATTATATTGACCCAAGTGAAAGTGAAGATGCATTTATCGCGTTTTCAAATGAACCAATGGAGAACATTAAGAAAAATAAAAATACTCACTATGAAATCCATGATTCATTGGGTTATGGTATGATGGGAAATCAAATCATTTTTCCCGAAAACAATCCTCCAACACGTAATTCATTCTCATGTGGTCAAAGTAAACAAGCAGTATCGCTATATCACACAAATTTCCAGAATCGTATGGATAAAAGTGCCGTTGTTCTCAACTCTGGTCAAATTCCTATTGTAAAATCTAGATATATGGAACATATTAATCATGAAGAGAATCCTTATGGTGAAAATGCAATTGTTGCTATTATGTGTTATACTGGTTATAACGTAGAAGATGCCATGTTAATAAACGAAGGTTCTCTAAAACGCGGGTTATTTAGAACAACTTATTATAGTACATATGAAGCTCATGAAGAAAGTTCGAAAAATGCAAACACTGTTGTGGATAAACGGTTTACCAATATTGAAAATGAACCGTTTGTTGTAGGAACAAAACCAGGATGCGATTACAGTAAATTGGACAAGAATGGTATTATATTAGAAGGAACCGAAGTGAATGAAAAGACGGTTCTCATCGGGTTAACAACCAATAGTATTGTGAAAAACGAAGTAAGAGTTGATTCTTCTAAAATGCCTAAAAAAGGACAGTTGGGTATTGTTGACAAAACCTATATTACCGAAGGAGAAGAAGGAGAACGTATTGCAAAAGTGCGTATTCGAGAAGAACGTATTCCAAATTTAGGTGACAAAATGGCATCACGTTCTGGTCAAAAAGGAACCATTGGTATGGTTATACCAGAATGCGACATGCCATTCACAAAAGATGGAATTCGTCCGGACTTAATCATTAATCCTCATGCAATTCCTAGTCGTATGACAATTGGACAATTAGTAGAATGTATTATTGGTAAAGCCGCTGTAATGTATGGTGGATTCAGTGATTGCACTGCTTTCAATAATAAGGGTTCCAAAATCGGTATTTTTGGAGAACAATTGTCCAAAGTGGGATTCCATTCCAGTGGAAATGAAGTTTTATACAATGGTATGACTGGAGAGCAATTAGAAACCGAAATTTTCATAGGCCCTACTTATTATATGCGATTGAAACACATGGTAAAAGATAAAATCAATTACCGTGCAACTGGTCCAAGAACTGCTTTAACAAAACAACCGGTGAGTGGAAGAGCCAATGATGGTGGATTACGTATTGGTGAAATGGAACGTGATGGGTTGATTTCCCACGGCATTTCAAGTTTCTTACGTGAATCTATGATGGAGCGTGGAGATAAGTATCATATGGCAGTTTGTAATAAAACGGGTATGTTGGCTATTTATAATCCATCGAAAAATCTCTTCATGAGTCCAATGGCGGATGGTCCTATTCAATTCACTGGTTCATTGGATGGAAAAGATATGCGTATTGAGAACGTTACAAAATTTGGACGTGATTTTAGTGTAGTTTCAGTACCATATTCATTAAAGTTGTTATTGCAAGAATTGCAAACTACCAATGTGCAAATGCGTATTATTACGGAGGATAATATTCAGCAATTAGAGAACATGTCGTTCTCCAAAAATATAAAGAAATTATTACATGATGATGCAGCTACACCGGAAACTGTTATTACAGATATTAAAATGAAACTTCGAAAAACAGAATTACCTGGAAGAACCCCTGTATCGCCAGCATTTGCTCCTGGGTCACCAGAATCTCCACTATTTGCTCCTGGTTCACCTGCATATAATCCAGAATCCCCGCCATATGCTCCTGGTTCACCTGCATATAATCCAGAATCTCCGCCATATGCTCCTGGTTCTCCTGCATATAATCCAGAATCTCCGCCATATGCTCCTGGTTCTCCTGCATATAATCCAGAATCCCCGCCATATAATCCAGAATCACCGCCATATAATCCGGTTTTCGACCCAGATTCACCTCCATTTGCGCCAGATTTAACTCCCGAAGAACGGTCACCAGATTTCAATCCAACAACACCAGATGAACCGCCACCGGCAAGTGGTGGGGGTGATGAATATTATATAGGAGAACAAGTATATTTACGCGGCGGTAAAAAAGCAAATCGCGTATGGAATGTAAGAAATGTAGGAAGTAAGTTTATTACCATTGGCACAGATGATATGGATGGCATAGATAATTTGGACGATAGCATACAAGTAGTTACCCCAAATGAAATATACCGTCCAAGTGAAGTTGTTCGCGGTAATCAATTGCCAGCACACTTCAATCCTGTAAATCCGTTTGAATATCAACCACAACCGACACCAGAGCCATCTAAAATGAATTTCACACCGGTTATTAACATAGTTACTGGTAATGATAATAAAATAGATGGAATTCCGGCGGCAAGTACTGAACCAAATAATCCTTTTGTTGAATCATATCCAGTTTCAATGGATGGCGGTAAACCTCTACTACATAATGAAAGTCATAATGTACAAAGAGTTGAAAAAAATCAACAATCTGATAACAATCCAATTGATTTCACAAAAGGGTTATTGATTAAGAAGATTTAGATTGTTTGTAGAGACATGTAAAAACATTAGAATTTGAGAACTTTTGTAATGTTCTCAAATTCTTTGAAAAAATATATTATCTACGACGATAAGATTTCTTATATTTTTTTACTGATTTCTTATATTTTTTATTTATATTTCGTCGAGTTTTATATTTTCCTCCATTATTACCTGTTTGATAAACTCTTATTAATTTTTCAATTAATTTCTTTATTGATGATAAATTACGACTTACAGCATAAAGTCTATCGTACTCCTTCTTATTATAATCACGTGTTATGTCTGCTTCATTATCGTTTCCAGTAAAAGCGGTATACAACTTTTGTACAATGTTTGCAGTATCTCTATGCGCTTTTGATAATACTTTATCTGCTTTTTCTATAATTTTTTTATCTATATTTTGAATTGTTGGCATCGCTTCTTTTATCAAAAAGTTTAAAAATTCGACGTTTTCTTCACGAGTGTTTTCTCCTTTTATTATTTCAAATTTTTCATATTCAAAATTTTCTACACGAGAAGATCGATTTCCATCATTATTGTGACCACTATAATCCGAATTCTTATCTATTTTTACTACTTCATTATATTCGGTTTTATAGTCTTCTTCTCTTTTTGTATCTTGATATTCTGTTCTTTTTTTAATTTTTTCCATAATTTCTGTAATTTTTTCTAAATCTTCTGAATCTGATTGGTCCATTATATAATAATAATATAAAATATTTTTGTAGAATTTGAGAACTTTTGTAATGTTCTCAAATTCTTTTAGACTTATTAGAGTTTATAAATTTCTCAACTATATATCGCAGATACTACACGGCCTCCATATTCGCGAGCATATGCACTATATTCATAATTATATACACCAAAACAACGAACTAAAAATCGGTCTAACCCATCATAATTGGGTACAAAAGGCGACCGACCATGAACCGCTCGGTTGTTATCAATAAATATTATTTCCCCCGGGGTAAAATTATGAGACAATCGATGTTTGTAATAAATATCTACAATCTTCTGAATCATTTCATTGGATTCATCTGTTATACCACTCATCAAATCTTGGTCAAATACTAACAATGGGTCTTCATTTTCCAATCGATTGTCTTTGTACCCACGTATTATAGACATGGGTCCGCGAATATCACCTTCAATAAACTCATGATCATTCAATTTGAATGATAAGTCTACACCAGTATTCCATAATGGCATTTTCAACATTTCCAATTCTGTTTCAGATACGTTGTTTATAATTGACTGTACTGGTAATATATATGTATATGCTTTTTCGTTTCCACGCAAACATGCTAATGATAATATGTCGGGGCGCAATTTTGAAAAAGCTTGTTCGGTATGGATTTCCAATTCCACGCTGCTGCTAATACTGGTTTGATTTTTCTCCATAGATTTCACTGGTATAACGTCTTGAAACAAACGGCCATATCCTTCGGCTTCGTATGCTATCATATTACAAATTACATTTAAGAGAATACTTTGAATTTTAGCTAATATAGTTTGTTCTCCTATTTTGCAATTATTATTTTCCGGTGTATTTGGTATTTCGCCGAGAGGAATAGTGCGAATTAATAAAAACCCGGTATTACTACCTTTATGTGCGAAATTTTGTAATAATGTGCGTATTCTTTCCGGAACATGTTGTGATGCAGACTTTACTTGCAAACAATACAAGTCGGGTGCAATTGATGGATTTTCGGAAATATTCATTGCCAGATCCTTCATAAGTAGTATTTCATCATTTGTCAGTTCTATAATATGCGAATGTTCCATTTACTACAAATTTATAATTATTATATAATATAAAGATTATTTATTGTATATTACTAAAATGGACTTTATAACTATATTTACTATATTATATATTGCATTATCAGTGTATATATATAATGTATATGCCTCATTTATTCGTCATGGTATTTCTATAAAAAATTGAAAAATATTTACAATAAATACTGGAAAAAAGAAACAGTAAAAGAAACCTACGAAAATGTCTTACGAAGAATTTATTGGAAAAGAACCATCCCTGAATAAATTAGAAAAATTTATCAGAATAAATAAAAAATTATTTGATGAATTCAATGAAGAATGCATCAAAGAAAATTGCAAAGACGACCAAATTGATTATTCTGTTATTCACAACTATATACAATTTGCAAAACAGTATGGAGGTCATTACTACATTGGTGGACATATAAAAACCTTCCCCGATGATCCAATTACGGATAACTCTGTAAAAGAAGCAATAAAAATGAATAACGAATCTGTACCAGACCATATGGCAGAAGTTGCTTCAAAGATTAGAAGTGCAAAAGAATTGAAAAATTTAGAAAAAATATTAGAAGTTTATTATGAAAAATGGTTAGAAGAATATTATGCACCTCCTAAAAAGAATGTTAGCACATTTATGGGCTTTTGTTATTCTGATGATAGTGTAAATGTTGGCGGAGAAGGATACCAAAAACTTGCGAAAGAAACCATCATTGGAAAGAAAATATAATCGACATTTGAATATCTAGATATCAATATAAATACTCGATAACTTACTTAAATTTTGAATATATTTCATACTGTATCCATGTTCTACGTCACTCATACTTCTAACCGGCTCACGGATAGTATCAATTATTCTCATAATTTCATTTGAATTTGCTAAATGATTTATATCGCTAGAATAATCTTTATCGAAAAAAAAAGTTATATCACCAGATTCAATTACATTTATATATGGACTATATACAAATTTATACCATGCCTTTACAATAGCGGTCGGATTTGCATGTTTAATCATTTCAAATGAACTTCTTGCATTTTTAACGTCTTTATTCTCAGGAAAAATACGTATAACATCATCAATAAATTCAAAAAAATGTGTGTTGAATGTTTTTAAAATAGTACTTTTAGTCGACATATCTAAAATATAGATAATATTATTTTTATATATATTTTTTTATTTATTTTTACAAATTCGGAATAAATGGTGAATTGTTTGGAAAAAATTTATTAATTTCTTCATTGCGTTGATTTTGTAAACTATCTAATGTTACATCACCTGATAATTTATCCGGACGATAATTGTCAGGAGGAGTAGGTATGGTATACGTTTCATCATTTGCTGAAACGTAATTGTACATTTGACGTCCAGCACCCTTACCCTTTGCACTGAGTTCTTCTGGTGACATATTATAATAAGTATATTGTTCAGATACAATAGACATGCCATTGTTTGATTGATTTAACATATATCCCATCGGTTCTCCCTGATTTTGTGTAGCAATTGTATTGTTTTGTTTTACTTTTGGTTGTAAATATTGAATAATTTCTTCGCCTAAAATAACTCTAAAACTCTGTTTAACTAATAACATTGCAGGAACGCTATGAACATTTGGAGGCATCATAAGTTGCTTTCCATTTTCTAATATAATATAAATTTGACCGGTTTTAGTGTCACGTGTTCGTTTGTCTATGCAAACACAATTTAATTGATTGGTTAATGCTTCTTTTGCTAAATATTGTAATATTTTTTTCGAGTGAAGACAATAGTTACTATAATACAAAATATCCATTGACATTTTTGAAAATAATTATAATTTCATAAGTTATAAAAAAATCAATATTATTACTAAATAAATATAAATATTTTTCATTTTAATCTTCATATGGAATCTATAAACCCTAAATTATTTGATATAGTTATACCGATTGGGCCAAATGATATAACTGTATGTAGAAATCAAATTAAATATACAAAACTCAATGTTGTTGGATATAGAAATATATATATTGTTTCATTTGACCCTACATTTAAATCAAACAATTGTATAACAATAAATGAAGATATATTCCCTTTTACAAAACAAGACATTGTTAAATATCACGGCAATACTACAAGACAAGGATGGTATTTACAACAATTAATTAAATTATATGCAGGTATAGTTATCCCAGGTATACTTGAAAAATATTTGGTAATAGATGCAGATACATTTTTTATAAAACCAACCAAATTCATTGAAAATGATAAATGCTTATACAATATAAGTGACTCATATCATGAACCTTATTTTGAACATATGAATATATTGCATAATACATTTTCAAAACAAATCGCTAATGTAAGTGGTATATGTCATCATATGTTGTTTGATACTAATTGTATTAAACAAATGTTTGAACTTGTTGAAAAAGAACATAATGATGTATTTTGGAATATATTTTTGAAATCGGTTCATACAAAAGATTATGAATTTTCGGGTGCATCTGAATATGAATTGTATTTTAATTACATGTTACAATACCATAAAGATAAAATGAATATTAGAGTATTAAAATGGAAAGAAGCAGGTAATATAGATGATATAATTGCATATAGTGATTATGATTATATTACATGTCATTGGTATTGGAGATAATTATATATTTTTTGAAATTATATAATTTTACATATATTGTCTATTGTCATAATTTAGATAAAAAAATAGTTCCCCTGGTTCTATGTTTTCGACATAACTCTTTACAATATCTTTGGTTATATTTTGTTTTTTTCTACATAATGAAGGTAAATAAATAGAATGATGTAATCTATCTATATGGACTAAATATTTAGGAGATATAACAATCGTAGATCCTTCTATGTATTTTAAAATATAACAACGATGAATATTATGGATAAAATCAAAATATTCTGTTTTGAATTTTGTAAATTGTTTTTTGCAAATAGGATAGTATTTAAGAAAGTCATTTGTTTTCTGAATTCGATTTAAACATAAATATTGATAATGTACATTTGGATTTTGGGTATTTATTTTACGACGATTTCTATAAACCGGGTTTAGTATTTTAGTTCGTTGACCATTTTCTATATTGGTAATCATTACACCCGGTTTAGTATAATTCGTATATACTGAACAATATTTAGCAATTATTTTATCATATGAATTTTCCCATATTTTTTTGGGAAAATGAATAATTCCATGAATATTTAGGAAAATATCCCAATTTTCAAAAACATGCGGTGGAATTTTTAACGCCGTATTTTCGACGATTTTGTAAACCCCCACTAAATATAATTTAGGATTTTCTATATTCAATATAATTTTATTTTTAGGATGTTGTAATACAAAATTATAACAATACCCTTTTGGAAAAATTTCAATGACTTTGTTTTGGTTTAATCTTTGACTAAAAGGTTTAATAGCGGAATTACATTGCAATGCATCCATAAATAATTCTACAAATGAATTTTGTTGACAACTGGCATCATCATTGCATTTCTTGTGTTTATAATTTCCGCCGATTGCACTTTTCGTCGCAATTTCCCAAGATTGTATTCTTTCATCATAAAATAAATTTATCATCACTCCTTCAATCATCTCATTTATATAAATATTATCATCGATATATGGATAATCTTCCATAAAAATATCATACTTTATAGATTTAGGTGGAGAAAAACATAATAACTTGTTTTCAGGATTTGAAAAAATAACAGACCTGTATTTTGCTGTTTCATAATCATCAAAACATAAGAAATCTTTTGTATAATTCATTATAGTATATTTCATGTTTGCATTTTGATAGATTTTTTTATTAATTATTGTGGATACTTTATCCGGCTCCAATGCATTTATATTCCTGCATATAGTATCATTCATGTTTTCTGTATATACAAGAACAATCTTTAATTATTTTATTTTTATGTATTTTTCAAACAAAAACAAAAAGAATTTCTTGCAAATTATAATTTAGACGTTATATATATAACATTATCATAGTAAATGTCGGAAGAAATTGAAAAAATAGATTTGGAAAATCAAGATGAAACCGATGTAAATCAAAATGCGACTATTTCATTAGAATTACGTGATATTGTACAAATTGTTGCACCGACAAATACTGATATTCATGAACAAACATTTATAATTAAGTATATTGATTCACAAAAAATAAGGTTAGTAAATGTGTCAACCTATCTAACACATGTTCTGTATATTGACTCGGATGGAGCATTTACTGATGAATCTATTTCACAAATTATATTGTTATATCGCAGTGAAGAAAAAGGTTATGCAAGACAAAATGGATTGGTCACAAAAAAATGGGTAGATATTCATTTCGGTGGCGAAATTCCTTCCATTATTACCGGCGAAATAACCAATTTGGAAGAAGATATGATTGAAATCACTACATTTCCAGCGACAAGAGTCATTTATATTGATTTTAAATATCAAGGTTTACCCGAGGAATTACCAATCGAAGAAATCGTTTTACGACCTAAACCCGCTGTTATGGAAAAAGTAGGTTCATTTACCAATTTAGAACCATCATGTGAAACATCTTGTGATTTTCCTCAGCGTGAAGATGCAACCATCGAATATACTGAAACTGGTGAGTCCATTATTTCTATTCCTTCTTCTGTATCTCCGGATGAAAATATCCGCGACGTTTTACATAATATGTATATTGATGCCAATGATATTTTTGAAAGTGATGAAGTTGAAGAAATTACATTGGAAGTTGAAGTATCCGAAAGCAAAAAACGTTATACAATTGATGCCCAAGTGAATGATTTGATGGACGAATTATTATCTACTATTCCAAATCATAAACGTAGCAAAGCCGTTATGGACAATGTGCATTTTGTTATTGGAAGATTCAAAGAATTGCGCGAAAGGTTCTCCAAATTTGATGAAAATGGAAATGTTAGTGATATTAAAATAAAAGGGTCTGATTACAAACCATTATTACACGTCATTTCAAAATTCAATAAGAAACTACAATGGTTACTACCAGTAGTGAAATTTCGCAAAAAAATATATTATGATAACACCAAAGATATTGAGATGGAAGAAAACAATGCAAATAATAGTTACTATATGTATTTGAATAGAGTCGACGATTTACATGAACAAGCCGGCGTCATTTCACAATATTACAAAAATGAAATGCAAGGGGATGTTTCAAAATATGAACATATGTTCTCAACCTTGAATGAATATACTAAACCTTTTATAGCTCCATTTGAAAATGAATCTGTAATTGCACGAGAACAGGTCGTTCATTCTGATATAGAAGCAGTTATTGATAATATTACAAGGAAAAATTCAAATCACACACCGATTCAACGTTTCAATGTAGGTTTATCCAAAATAGATTCCGTTGACAAAAAATACGGTAAAACTGTCTATATAAGAAAGCCATTCATGCCAAGTGATAAATTATCTCTTAAATCGGTTATTACATTACCTGTTCCCATTATGGAATTTTCACAAATTGAATTACCTGGAACAAATATTCTTACTAAATCACAAAAAAGTCAACATTATTTACAATTATCGCGATTGTTAAATAAAAAAACAACCATTGATACTCACATTGTATCTGATTTGGATAAAGAAGTAAAGTATGTAGACGATGATAGTAAAAAGAATCCGTTGGATGAAAATATTGAATTTTTGGAAAAAATCACCGAGTTCTCATTGGATACCGATTTAGACAATGAATATGATAAATTCAATAAGTTTTTGAATTCCATTATTCCTAAAACACGAATCTTATTCCGTTTAATCAAGAAAAACATTAATGATAAACTTTCATTTATTGACGTAGTGAATGCTCTTGAACCATTTATGATTTACAATGATGATATTACATATCAACAATACAATGAAATCCGTTATTTTATCAAGGATAGAATCAAAAAACATAAAACAGCTTTGAATGAAAAAGCACAAAATTTCGCTAAAATACAAAACACACGATACAATACACGCCCGGCTACTAATAAAATAGAACACATGTTCTCCGAAAAGAAGGATTATTTGGAAATTTTTTCAGATGGCTACAAAATCAAACCCGAAGAATTAAAAGAATATTCAACTACCGAATTATTATTACACATTATTCAAGTGGATAATGGCATATTGTTCTCGAACTTACTATCCCGGGTCTTACTTACCCTAATAACACCCAATAAACTATTGGATGCATTGCAAAAACCAAATTTAGAAGATTTGAGCGACAATGAAAAAATCAAACCAAAAGATTGTACTCGCCGATTTTTAGCAAAAAAATATCATTCTATTAGCGATTTACAGAAGGATAATAATTCCGGGGCAATATATTATGACAAAGATTTGGACGATACACCTTACTATATTTTGAAAAAATACGAAAACAAACAAAAATCCATGGTATCTGAAATGTTCGTCGATTATTTATCAGAAAATTTGATACAAAAACATGATTGTCCGCCAAATTCGGCAAAAGAGTTGGCATCCACACTGATTTCTGGTAAAAAAGAAGTAAATGAAGGAGAATATGCTATATTGGAATTACGTCCTAAATTACCCAGCAATATTGATGAATCGAAATTGACGGATAAAGAAAAAGATGAGATTGAATTAGAAGCAAATACCAGATTGAAAGTCCAATATTATAAACGTATTAAACATCATTGGGTAAAAGATGATACTATTGATGATAATGCTTTTATTGACACACAAACCTTGTTTTGCAATGTTCAAAAGTCTTGTTTTAAAAATACCAATAATCAACAATGCGAATCCATTGAACAAAGTGAAGCCCGTTTCAAATTCAATCGCCAAAATAGTGTTTTCGCAGAAGAATTGGATAAACGTTTTAGTATAACCGTTGAAGAAATGGAAAAAGAATTGAATGCAGCAATTGAAAAATCAATCAAACAAATCAAAAGTTCATTACGATTAAAAGAAATACAATTATACAAGGCGAATTATTTAGCATACGAATTGGGTCGTCAAAATATAAGAGAAGATATTATTGTATCGCCCCATGCAAAACTATTTGATTTAATTTTATCCCAAGACGATTTCATTAAGAAACAAGATGATATTATCAGGTTTGTTCAAGATTATTGCAGAGAACCCATGGTCGCAGAATTGAAAGAAGAATCGCGTTGGTTATATTGTAAAGAAACCAATACTAAATTGGTTCCTATGATTATTCACGATTTAGCAATCGCATTCATTCTCGGCAATTATCAAGAGAAACAAGACGAATTATGTCGAGAATATGGTCGCGATGAAGGTGATTCTATTGTAGATAAAGAGAGTGGTTACGTAATACGGAAATTGGATTTTAGCAGCGAAGAAGGATATGACGAAGCCGGATTTAAAGTAAATACACACAGTATTTTAGAAAAAGATTTAGGAAGTGTTCTTAGTGAGGTTTTGAGTAAAAAGAAACGGGTATTTGATGATGAAACTGACCAGACTGTATATAATGTATTTGTTGCAATATGTTCGAATATTTCCATTAATACCGAATTAATTGAAGAGTTCGTTTTGAGAACATCCTTGGAAATGATTCATAATAAAGATATTGTTTTAGAAGAAAAATCATATGTCAAAAAAACCGAAAAATTATTAAAAGATAAAGGGAAAACAAGCCCCCCTTTTCCTATTTACAAAAATCAATCTATCATCACTATTGTTGCTTGTGTTATATTAATAGGAGTACAATGTGCTATACCATCCATCCGCGTTCGTAAAACATATCCTGGTTGCGTTCGTTCCTTTGATGGATATCCACTAAGCGGTGGCGTAGAAGATAAATCCGGTATTCAATATATTGCATGTGTGTTGGATTCTATGAAAATCAAACAAAAACAAAACGATAACACGATTCAAACAAATCCTTGGTATTCCATTCAAAAGTTGAATCCTAAATCAATTGAACAACGTATGGTGGATGTACTTGATAAGTATATTAATAAACGTAATGATATTGTTGAATTATATACCAAGAAAAAGGAGTATTTGATATTGGAACCCAGCGACCCAATACCCGCAGAACATAATATACAAAAATGGAAACATTTCTTACCGCCAATCGTCGAGTTTTCTGTAACAAAAGGTCTATCCAACGTTTCAAATGATTTTAAAAATGATTTATTGGAAACATTGAGAAAAGGTCATAAAGACCAAAATGACTATATTCATGTTCTCAACCATAAAGTAAAATCATTTAGTTTCGGTATTATTGAAAATATAAATAGAATAGTTCATCAAAAAAATCTACTATTACATACCGCATCTCGTCTACCATTCTTACAGAATGCTTGTTGTAATGAATCCGGTAAATCATCGAATCCAATTGCCTATTTTGCAGCAGATGAACCATTGATATTGAATTATATGCAAAGTACAAAATCGTGCATTGCATTATTGAAAGATGTGAAAGAATTATCCAAAGCTGCAATATTATATCATCCGGATTTTACTGGTATTGTATATCCACCAGTACCAGAAGGTCATTTGGAATCCAATATATACGCCGCCTTTATTCACTATTGCAATTTTGACCGAAATGCCCCGGTACCAGAAGATTTACGTGCCATTTGCGGTGAAAAACCGACTGAATACAACTCACTGTGGTCATTGGAAGAAAAAATAGACCATTTGAAACGTCACGGAAAACGATATACAATAGACGATTTATACAATTTAATGAATGTTGTAGAAAAACGAAATACAGTAGTTATTCATGAAACCCCGGTTACTTCTGAAATTAATATTTTGAAAGACTTGCTTGGTCATATGGATACCGAATCTGGTACACTCATTGAATATCCATTACGTAAATTATTAGTTGAAGTATTGGAATCACATGTTCCCAGAAAAATGATGAAAGAAAATTTGGAGGATTTGCGTGAAAAAAGTAAAGAAGTGTATAGATTACGTAAATATTTGACCACTACCAACAATAATCTGTTGGTGGAAATCAACCGGTTTCTAAACAATTATGCGTCCAATATCAGTAGCAATGAAAAAACGAAAATAGGCGACTTTTTAATGAATATACATACATGGCAATCTGATGCGAAAATGAAAGACACGGGTTTATATTATGATGAACAGTTATACACTATTACAAATTTCATTAAAAATTCAATGAAACAAATGACCAATGTATATCCAAACGTCATTATAAATGGTGTCAATCCAATTAATATATCAACAAAATGGGGAAACCATTGGGGATTATCATCTTATCACGAAGGTGATATAAACAGATATATCAATGAATACATGAATGATTTGGATAAATTTAAGGGCGACAGTATTTTGAATCAATATTTATTGAAATTGCAAAACCGTATTATTGATTTAAATATCTTTATTCAACATATTCCAGTGGAAACACCGGTTCTCAAAAATGGAGATGTTTATTTTTCATTGTTCGATAAACAAACTACATATTTATTGTTCGTCTACTGTTGGTATTCTATATTACATGAATATATCCAATGTGTCAATGACCCCAATCTATTGGATATGGATATCCAAGTAATGAAGCGCAATAAACGTAACGATATCCGAGAATCGCAAAATACATCGAACTATATTGCATCCGTTATACCGGATGAAGATGTTGACGAAAGTAATGCAAATACTGAATTGATTCAAATGGAAATTCGTCGGGCGGATACACGTGAATTGAAAGACCGTGTTTGTAATTTGTTATATGCATTTTTGAATATTGAAATGAAGAACAAGAAAGTATTGGACCGTTCTTACAATGAAATCAGTAGAAAAGTTCGTAGGTCGAAAGAAGAGGAAAAGAAAACGATTACGGATTATTTAGAGAACATGGAAAAAGATGAACGAAAAGTCGAAGATATGATTAAGAATTTCAAATTAGGTAGATGGAACGTAGGAACACAAAAGGGTGTTTTTATGTATGACAAAGAAACTTATGACCAAGAACGCGAAGCCAATTTGTTACGTTTTGCACAAGATTTGGAAGGAAATGTTCAGGGAGAAGGTGAAATTAATGAGGAAACCTATGATGTGGAAGATTTAGAACGCTATGATAACCAACAAGTCGATGAATTTTATGACTACGAAGAAAACGCGATTGCACATTTTGGGGTAGATTATATGGACGAAGGTTATTATGGGGATGAAGTCGAAGAAGATTTTAGCGATGATTCGTAGACGCTATTTGTATAAACAGTAGAGTTTATACAAATGATTGGTTATGTGATTTACATTTTTCTGGATTTTCTTGCTTTTATGGATTTTCTTGCTTTTCTGGATTTTCTCATTATAGCACCACCATTACGCGAAGTTTTCAGTATGTAAAAATTATAAGAAGGTTCGCCAGCATGTTCTAAAAAAAAAGGTTGACGACTATAATTTTCATAATTATTTAAATTTTCCTTTTTTATGTAAGGGTCAAAATGTAGTCTATTCAAACGTGTCTCATATGCTATAAATTTTCCAAACCCTATTATTTGATCATGTTGAACAATCATAATAGTATTCGTTTTAACAAGTGGTTTATATGTATTTTTGTTACCTTCGTCAAATGAATCTATTTTATCTATTTTTATTAAATTGTCATTATTATATTCTACATTTAACAACCCATGGTTAACCCAATCATTAATATTTGCAGCCCAAAGTCTATCGCCAGATAATGGTGCACCATAACTAAAAAATTCTGTTAATTTTAAACCCTTATCCTGACTTATACTAGAACTTTTATTATCACTTCTACTATCATGTCTACTATCATCTCTACTACGACTTCTACTAACATGTCTACTATGACGTTTACGAGGACTTCTACTACGACCTCTACTACTATTCATGTTATAATATATATAAATATTTTCCTAAATACACTATATTTAGGAAATTATATAAGTTCTCGAAATCAAATATATTTTGTCTAAATATTATAACTATCATAACCATAATGTATAATTTAAAGCAATTTATAAGAATTCATAAAATTAATTTCGCAATTTTATTGTTTTTGGTAATGTTCTCCATTGTACATTATTTAAAACCAGGATTTATCTATAACAAAGATGGTGGTTTCCGACCATTTGGTTTAGGATATAGACATAAAACAGTGGTTCCAATTTGGGTAGTTGCCATCCTACTAGCAATAATTTGTTATTTAGCCGTTTTGTACTATTTAATGTATTTTTGATACATGAAATTTTGATACATGAAAATATAAAAAAATATAAAAATAATTCAAAAATATGTTTATAATTAGTATAAAATGACTAAAATCACCATAAATTACAAAGAAAAAGACAATAATAAAGAATTTGCGGACTTATATTACAGATTGTATACAGATTGTATAAAATACAAAAACGAGAAAAAAAAAGAAGTCAATTGTAATTATTATTACAAAAAGTATGCCACGACAAACCAATCATCATAATATGCGAACAATAATGCATATACATTCTACACCATTGCCTCGCTCACTCATAACTGCCCACAAAGTGGGCGTTTTCCCGAAGGGAGTGCAAAGGTGTAAGTATTTGAAAATACAAAAAGGTGTAAGTATTTGAAAAATACAAAAAGGTGTAAAAAGTTCATAATAATTATATTTAGAATAATTATTAATGGAAAATCCAAAATTAATCGACCCAAACATAAAATATTACTTACATAACACATTGCAAAATTGTCATACAACTCGTGTTCAAGTATATACCACAATGTTCAATGTGGTAGTTTTCATATTATTTGTAGCATTCATAGGCGGTGCATTATATTATTGTTATAAACGAAAACTGACTCCCTATGAAAAACACCAAAAAATGATTCGAGAACAAGAAATTATTTTGTCTAAAATTCGATATTATCAGAATGAACGGGTTGGTATGAAGTCTGGGGCAACCTCGTCATATATTACCAATCTACCTGCAATAGATACCCCATATTAGAATATATCTAAATACTTTGTAAATGTATAAATTCTTTGTAGAGTTATTGTATATATCAACGAAATGAATATTATTCAAGATAAAAGAGAAACAGTGATTCGTGAGAACAATACCGCACAAGAAAAATTAGTAAATATATTAGAAACCCATGAGAAAACGATTACTGAATTGATTATAGATGAACCATTACATGGTGAATTGGATTTGTCTATTTTTGAGAACATGGGATTTACTAAAATAAAACATTTAGATTTAGGCGAAGGTGAAATTACCGGTATAGTAAATTGTCCAGAATCATTGCAGGTTCTCAAATGTGCCAATAATTTATTGACCCTCATAGAAAATTTACCAAAAGATATTCTTGAAATCGATTTCCAATACAATTATTTGACTCATGTAGATTTCAAAGGCTTGAACAAGTTATACAAAATTAATATTTCCCATAATAAAATTGGGGAAGTAGAGAACCTTCCACCTAATTTAGAAGAATTGTATTGCGAAAACAATCATTTGAAAAACTTAAATCTGGTAGAAAATAACAAATTACGTGTATTGCATATATCCCACAATTCCAATGTTATTATTGAAAATGTTCCTAAATCCTTGGTTGATTTAAAAATGGAAGAGAACCCATTTAGCGAAGTTACCTATCAAGAAATGCATCCCGAAGAACGAGAACATCAACCAGACGATAAAAAAAACTTTATAGAAGCTGTAAACGAATTTTTGAAATTGAAAAAAATGTATGAATATATACTTCATAAAAAACGAGAAGAAGTATATGAATCTAAAAAAATGATGAAAGGAAAAAATACTGCACGCAAATTGGCACAGCAAGTCAAATCACGTTGTATTAATTGCCATCGTCCTGTGGGTACTATTTTTTCAATGAAAAAGGGAGAATATACTGCAATATGTGGAGATGCAAATGCTCAAACAAAATGCGCCCTAAATATAAAAATTTTAGGAGGTGGATATTCAAGTCACGATAATATATTATATTTATTTCGCGAGGAAGTTGAAGAATTAAAAGAAAAAATAATTGCACGTAAATTGGATACCTTATTCAATTATGTAAATGAGAACAAAGCCATTTCTATTTTTAAAAAAGAATTAGAAGATTATAATTTTACAAGTGGGATGTATAAACAGTTATATGAAAAGAATATTGAATTATACAATGACCCTATTCGTAAAGAATTGATTACAAAAAAAGAGAACGAAATATCCAAATTGATGGAAACCATGAATAAATTATTAGAAGAATATGAAAAAACAAACAATAAAGAAATATTGAGGAATGCTGTTGAAATTCAAGTCAAAGAAATCATTCCTGAAATGGAGAACTTACGTCGTTTAAAATACGAATTAATGGAAATGGATAATAAAACGACCAATGCGGGTGGTTTTGGAAAATCAATTATCGATGTTAAATGTAACTTAATACAGAGATATGCAAATTTATCAAGATATGACCATACATTTGGTGAAGAACCATCAGTTGTTAAATTTGTAAAAACCGGGAAATAGATTTTGTAATAGATTTTGTAAAAAATATAAAGATTAATTCAAGTATTTTTATATTAAGATGAGAACATTGTACTTATTACACGTATTTTGCGCATTTTTGTATTCATTGGAAAAATCATTTTCTTTTAAAAAACCGATTGCTAATACAAAACCAATTATCGAAAACCCAAAAATTAATTTGTGCAATAATTGTAAACACTATATTGAAATATTATATAAAGAAACCACATTCATTGGTAATTATTATGGACAATGTTCTAAATTTATGGATATAAATCATCGAACCGGTGAAATTGAATATTCAAATGCATTAGTGATACGTAATGATGAAACCAAATGTGGACGAAATGGGACACTTTTTGAAAAATAGAGATGTAAAAAATACAAATAATATATAATTTATTATAAAAAAAACTTAAAGTAAATATAATAATAAATTTATTTAATGAATAATCTTGAATTATTAGAAGTATATCAATTTGATAATAAAATTAGATTAGGAAATACTCATGATGGTGGATATGTAATTGGTGAATTGAATGAAAAATACGATTGTTATATTTCAGCTGGTATTTCAAACGAAGAAAGTTTTTCAAGAGATTTTATTAAAAAATATAATATGAATGAATGTAATTCATTTGGGTTTGATGGAACAATTAATAGTTATCCATATGAATATACAAAAGATATATCATTTATAAAAAAAAACATTCATTCATATAATGATGATAATAATACTAATTTGCATTTATTGATTGATAAATATGTAAATATTTTTTTGAAAATGGATATAGAAGGTGGTGAATATAATTGGTTATCATCTATTAGTGATGAACAATTGCAAAAATTTAAACAAATTGTAATAGAGTTTCATGGAATTACAAACGATGGTTGGGGATGTAGTTATGGCGAAAAAGTGAAATGTTTAGAAAAATTAGCAAACTCTCATTATATAATTCATGCACATGGAAATAATCATGGACCAGTATGTAATAATATACCAGATGTAATTGAATTAACATATGTTAATAAAAAATATTTTGATTCGGTTCCAAATTTTAATACAAGTCAATTACCAGCACCTAATCTTGATAATCATAATAACCCAAATAATAGTGTAGATATTAATCTGAACGTATTCCCTTTTGTAAGATAAATATTATATTATAAATTTTATAAACTTATGATTTTATAAAATTACTATGAACGCTACGTTTTACCAGTCACTACGTTTTACCAGTCACTACGTTTTACCAGTCACTACGTTTTACCAGTCACTACGTTTTAACAACTATTATAATTTGTAATACCATCCCAATTAATACCCCAATTATTTGCCCATTTTTTTTTGGCACAAACGGTTGTTAATCCTTGTGCATTCCATGTTTCATCTTTAAAATTTATAGTACTTGGCGTACCTGTTGTACCAGGAGTATATATAGGAAATGCAATACTTGATGATGATGATGATTTTATTTTGATAGAGTCGTCTTCGGGGTTATTGGTTGGCGGTTTATACATCGAACCTACATTTTTTTTTTCTTTTACAGGTATGGCGCAACTTTTACCATCGGATGCGATTGTCCAAAAATCAGGACAATCATTTGCTACTGGTGGAAATACAGTACCTTTATCTTGATATCTCATTGCTACGCCAATAATTGTTAATAATATAATTATAAAAATAATAGCAAAAACCGGTATTATTATATAAAAGAGTTCCATTATAGTATAATAATATATTATAATTTTATTTTGAATTACTCTAAATAAAATATTTAGCTAATACTATCTAATTTATTTCTACATCAACATTATATAACGAACATGTCATTATTAACTCCGGATAATATTGGTAATATAGGAACTATTATTAATTTAGATAAATACAATGGTCGTGTAGATATTATTCAAGAACCTTCTATTGAAGAAAAGTTCAAAATGCAAGAACGTATTGCAGGAAAAAACAAATCAACAACCTATCATGAAGCGTTATGTGGAACATGGGAAGACAATGTTTTGTCTAAATTATTTTTTTCAGCGGAAAATATCCAAATTATTCAAAACGGTTTACGCGCAGGTGTATACAATATTTCTCAACAAAAATTCGTTATACCACCACAGAACATGGACAATTTGAAAATTATTATGAGAAGTACTTATTTACAATACGCGGAACATTATCCACACCGTATTACAGAACAAATTGAACGACTCAATAAAATTGTATTGGATTACTGTGTACCATCCGTTTACAATGAATGCATTTCCTATTTGAAATACACCCATGACCAAAGTAGTTTAGCCATGCCATTTGAACGTCCATTGAACCACGATAGACAATACAAACAATTGGAATTGAAACCTTTTATGTAAAAAAATTACAAATTTACAATTATACAAACTACAATACAATCTATCTATTTACTTTTACCAACTACTTTGAGTACCTTCTTGGTTTTAGCGCCTCCACCACCAGAAGTCGCGGAATTTCCACTTTGAATTTGTTCCCGGCGTTTTTTGTATAAACCATATTCGCGTTCAAATTCATCCAACTCACTCAACCACATTTTCTCCAATGTAGTTGCAGTTAATATACTCAATTCTTTCTCTGTTTCCTCTTTTTCTTTCAGTATACTTTGAACATTTTCTTGGGTTACCGAGTCCATCGGCATTTTAATCAAATACTTGTAATCGCCTTCTAATTTATCAAACTTACGCGCATCCATTAATTCGCTTACCTGTTGTGCGTTTTTACGACGTAAATCGACTACTCCGTCCAATGTTTCTAAAATGTAACGAGCACGATTTGATAATTTCATCAATTTCTTTTGCATATCTTTAATGAGAGCAGCCTTGCGTTTTCCATATATATCCAATCTTACTCCATAGAAGTCATCAATGATTTCACCCACATTCACATACTTATGTAACTTGAATTCATGATTGAACATATGCATATTGGTTGTACTCAATGATGTTGTCAATTTCATCATTTTTTCCAAATCGTTGACCCCCGTTGTAGCATCCACAGATTGTTCCAATTCGGCTAATTTGCCTTTTGGAAATACTACGGTTATATCAATAGACACTTCTGTACATAATGATGTGAAATCTTTAATACTTGGAGGAATCTTTTTACCAGCTTTATCCACCCCGCCATCCAACAATCCTTCTAAAAACGTTATGTATGGCATGGTCCATGTTCCTACTGGTAATTCGGTAATACGAATTTTATCTTCACCGATTTTCTCATACAATCCTTTTACTAAATATTTATTGTCCGCTATTTTTCGTATTGTTCCTCGAAATCCTTCATAATAAGGAATGAATTCGCCGCCAGTATATTCCGAGTTGGTCAATTTGGATTTCAAATACTGAACTACATCTTTTGGATTATATGCCGGAATACTGGATGAGAATCCTGTACCAATACCCGAAATACCATTGATTAATGTAAATGGTATAATTGGCGCATAAAATTCTGGTTCCACTAATAACCCGTCATCATTGATATAGTTCAATACTGCGTCATCTACATCTGGGAATATTTTTCGGGTAAGTGGATTCAATTGTGTAAATATATATCTTTCACTTGCACTGTCGTCTCCTCCTTGAAGGCGGGTACCAAATTGTCCATTGGGTTCCAACAAGTTTATATTATTGGACCCAACAAATGTTTGTGCCATATTTACAATGGCCCCGTTTAAACTGGCTTCGCCGTGGTGATATGCGCTATGCTCTGATACATATCCTGAAAATTGAGCGACTTTAATTTCAGAAGTCAATTTGCGTTTGAATGCGGAAAACAGAATTTTACGAAGTGATATTTTCAAACCATCCATCATATTTGGAATGGAACGCGCGCAATCATATGTACTAAAATGAATAAGCTCTTGGTTCATGAAATCTTCATATTTTACTTGTGGATTGGAGGTATCTAAATACAATGTTTTTTCATAATTTTCTAACCAAGTCTTACGGTCATCTGCACGTTTTTTATTGAATATTTTGTCAATATTATCATCACTTGTTTGGCCATTATAAACGAAATCGACAATCTTTTTATTTGCAAAATATTCTTTGAATTCTGCGGACGTCGACGTTCCTAAACCTTTAAAATATTTGATATTCCAACTGTCGGTATTTCCGCCCATTGATTGTTTCCATTTATCATATTCACCTTCGTTGTAAAACACGAGTGTTTGTTGTCCTTTTTTAGCACGTAATATAGGTGTATTCATGAAGGATATGAATCCTGGAATATGAACAAGGGATGCCCATTCACTGTGGAACAAATTGATACATAAACCCTTGATATGAGACCCATCTAAATCCTGGTCAGTCATAATCATGATTTTACCATAACGCAAATGTTGATGAATATCTGCGATTGTTTTGTATTGACGACCGGTTTCTAAACCTAATATTTTTTTGATATCTGATATTTCTTTATTTTCACTAATTTTTTTGATTTGCTCACCACGAACATTTAGGAGTTTTCCTTTCAATGGATAAATACCAATTGTATTGCGGTCATCGGCAGATAACCCGGATACAATACCAGACATAGCACTTAATCCCTCACATAAAATGAGAATGCAATCTTTGGATTGCGCAGTTCCACTGTTGTTAGCATCAATGAAATTATTGATACCGCGAACAGTCTTGGTTTTTGACCCGTCGGTTTTCTTTGCTAACTTATTTTCTTTGGCTTCTGTCAAAGAACACGCAGTATCCATGACACCCATTTTAGCGACCTTTTCAATAAACGTGTCGGATACAGAACAAGTCGAACCGAATTTAGATGAAGGTGTATTCATGAAATCTTTGGTTTGACTATCAAATGCCGGATTTTCAATATCGCAGCGTAAGAATATGATAAGTTGTTCTTTGATGGAATTGGAATTGACTTTCACCTTTTTCTTTTTCTCGATATAATCGCATAGTTTGCGGATAATTTGCCCGCAAATATAATCCACATGCTTACCGCCTTTGAATGTGCAAATACCATTGACAAACGAGATTTGAACAAATTCTTGTGTAGGAGAAATTGCGACGGCATATTCCCAACGCTCATCGGGCATTTCATAGACGCGTTTTGATTCGTCTTTTGTACCGATATACATATCAATATATTGTTGGAAATTCTTCACTGGGATGGTAGCGCCATTGTATTGTATTTTTATCTTTTTAACTGAGTGGTCGGTTACTGCTCCAATGTCATAGACACGTTTTTTCAAAAGAGCCATCATATCAGGGGTTAGACCCTGGATTCCCAATCGACGATAATCGGGTTTAAATGAAACTTTTGTATATGGTTTCGACGAAGATGTTTTCGTAATAACTGGCGGAGAAATTGTATCCAAATTATTGTGAAATTCTTGGACATATTTCAGCCCGCGAGTATGGTCGACGGTTTCAATGCGTCCGTAGGTTGACCAAATCAAAACCAGTTTGAATCCAAAACCATTCTTACCGCCAACAATTCTTTTTTCATCTTTGTCATAATTGGTAGATGTGCGTAAATGACCGAAAATCATTTCCGGAATCCACATATTATTTTCAGGATGTTTAGCAATATCAATACCATTTCCATCATTTGTAAGAGTAATTGTGCCGTCTTCTGCGATATCAGTTTCAATATACGTTACATATTTTTTATCCAATAAGTTGGAGTTAATCACACGAACAACATGGTCGCGACAGTTGACAATACCTTCATCAAACAATTTGTATAATCCGGGAATATATTCGATATGTTTTAGTGCGATTTTATTAGTGGCATCATCATAGACCCACATTTCAGCATCGACATTTTCAACGGAGCCAATATATGTATCTGGATTATCTAGGATATGTTGTTTATCAGTTTTTTGCTGATATTGTTTAGCAAGATTTGTACTAGCGGTAGCAGTAGTTTTAGATGCAACGGTTTTAGATGACATGATATATAACAATTTATGGAATATATATGTATGGTTGATTTGATTCAATTTTTTACATTTTTACAAATACTATCAAAAAAATTTATTCAGTATATAATGTATACAACCCCAGCAATATGAAAATAAAAATGATAATGCCAAATGATATTGATAAATATTGTGCGTGTAAAAAAGCAGAAAAAGCTGCACTATATAACAAGTTGGTAACTGGTGGCAATGACCCATCTATAAGTAAAAAAATGAAATATGCATCGTATGTGAATACAACCAGTACAAATTATGTTCCATTTAATTCATTGGATAAATGGTTCAAATAATTCTCTATAATTATTTAGCAATTTTTTATATAAACATTATATATAATGAAACGTCCAGTTCGTCAAGAAGATGGTATGTACCATATGAATGGTAAAAAATTCCCAGAATTATTCGGTTCCCGTGCACAAGTATGGAATGGAACTGCTTACAAAACAAGTGGTGGTCTTACAAGATCACAACTTATGATGAACAAATGGGGTAGAATTGTTTCTGAAAAGAAATACAAGACTGCCAAGAAGGAAAAACGCCTACAAAAATATGGCTTCTTTGCCAAGAAAGGTAAATTCGGTTATGTTAAGAGAAGTACCAGAAAAATGCGCAAAAGTATGAAGAAGGGAGGTGACCCAGAGTACCAAAATCAAAACCAACAAAGTCAACAACAAAACCAAAACCAAAATCAAAACCAAAACCAACAAAGTCAACAACAAAACCAATAAACAATATTAGCAGTAAATAATATACATAACGTATAGTATTTATTACCATATGGTTATGTTGCAAATTTTTATACGATGAACCATTCCGTCGAAATAAATTTATTATCAATAATATAATCGCCCATATTTTCGTATATGTATTTTTCAAAATAGGACTTACTAACTAAATTATGTTTGGACTGTATACCATCATGTGCATAATATTTACAATATAATACATACGCATCGTAAATAGATATATTTAACATAGGCGAACATGCACGTTGACCATTTGCACTATAATTACAATAGCGTTCCTTGATATTATCCAATGCGATTTGTATATCCATTTGTTTATCCCACATACTAGAACGAATCTTATATATGTATTTGTCGCGTTCTATTTCGGCGTATGGAAAATAATATGCAATAAGGTCAAGAATTTGTTTGCTATTCATATTGAATGTCTCATTTTTATTAACGCACCATTTTTTGAATAAAACGCATATTTCATCAATTTCAAACTCCATATCAGTTTCCAATTCATCATAGAAAATGGTTTCTTCCCAGAATACTATAAACTTTTGTATTTCGGGTAAATATTTACTGCAAATACCGATAAAACTATCAGCTTCTTCGTTGTAATAATCACCCATTTTTTGAATAAGAAATTGTTTTAGCGTATTTTGAAACATTATCATGGGCAGATTTTTACTATCCAAATAGTTTTTCCACAAATACTGCATACTTTTCCATGTAATTTGTGTAGTAGTTGATGGGTCGGATAAACGCGCTACTACTGAATCATTCTTCTGCAAAAAATCGTCAATAAAGTGATTTACTAAATCTTCCGGTTGAATATTTTTCAAATAGAATACTTTATCAATCAACGATGTTTCATTACTCGAATTGAGAGCATAATCATCGGAGTTTCCATATCGTATAGAATAATGACATGCAACACAAATTAAATCGATTATTGAATGTTGCAACATCATATCCCATACGTTTTCATTTTTAACACATTCATTTATGGTTACTAAACGACAACTACTATATTCATGCTCATGATATTTATGACGGAACGATTGTCCTAAATTTACACCCACAACCAATTGACATAAATTGTTTATTTCACGTATAAAATGCTTTGCATTTACTGTAATAAAATGGACAGTATCGCCATTTTTTTTAAAAATGTTATCACCTAAAATAGTTAAAAAATATTTTGCTTCTGCGCGAGTTGAGAACAATGTTGGACACAATAAATCGATTATATATTGTATGGTGTTTGATTCTGGAACTGATTTTAATAAATTATTTTCTTTGATGCGTTTCACAATATGCAATTTGGTTCGCTGTTTCCATGCTAATAAACTTCGGTCTTTACTAATTGTAGATAATATGTTATACATGACGTCTTCTTCTTTGCACAATTGGTAATGTTCTCCATCGTAAAAGAAATATTTTTCAGTGGATGGAATGTAAAAATAGGGGTTATTGGTTAAAAAAGATTGAATGAAAAAATCTTGTTCATGGGTTAGTTCTTCAATTCTCAATTGACGTTGTTCATGATTTTTTTGTATATTTTCTAATGTGGTAGGCAATTGTTCGCATATATAGTTATGTGCACGATTCAACATATATTTGTTTTCTGCATATTTTGCATAAATTTCTTGAATAATAGATGTTGCAGTTTGAATATATTCTTCAACAGGTTGTTCAGTTGAAACGTTCATTATATTATTAAAAAAATATTTATTTATATTGTTTTTTATAAATAAAAACACAATATATTACCAGCATGTTTCGCTATATTATTTTTATAAAAAATATAAAAAGATACGCTAGTATATATAAAGTATGTATTCTATATTAGATAAACCGATTATGGATTTTTTTGCTATTAAAATTAGCAAATTTTTTTTTAATGAACGAAATATAGAACTATTTGAAAGTTATTCTTGTATTGTATTATCATTGTTTATTTGTTACAATTTGTATTTGTATTATTATGTTAATACAGAATATCTAAATTTATCATTACCTATGATTTTTTCTTATTTTGCATTTGATTTTTTTATATGTAAGAATGACGTTAAACTGCATCATATTTTGATATTATTTTTGACATCATTCAATTATTATTATAATGTAGCCATAAACGACAGTGAAATTAGTATAATACCTTTATATAAAACTGAAATATCAACAATTTTTTATTCGTTAAAAATAATTATGAAAAATAATACATTTTTTAAAAAATATTTTTCACATGCAAATGATTTTTTGTTTCTTACAACTTTTGTAAAATTTCGTATTTATGATATCTACTCTAATGTGTTAGTTAATCCGTTATTTTATTCGCAAATGGAAAAATACACGGATACCATTTTTACACAAATTTTTTTATATGTCCCGTTATATTGTTTTTATGGTTTGAATGTGTATTGGTTTATAATAATGTGTAAAATAATAACGAAACCAATAATAAAAAAATTTAAATCAAGTGATTTAATAAAGATTCGTGAATTTTTTACACGATATACTTTATTTATTAATATATTAGCGATTGGGTATATTTATTCATTTTCGAAAAAACAATATTATATTATTGACATGGCTGGAATTACTATGTTAGCAATGAATAGTTATATTTACCATAATAAAATATATACATATCTCTGTGAAAAAAAAGAAATAAATTATATGGACAATGATATCATAGAACCTCTTTTGAATGATAATTTATCGATTCATGTGACATCATTGTTGTATAATTTAACATGTGCATTCAGTTATGATAATTCACATATATTTGCTGTATTTTACATATCCCTAATTATCCATGCAAATGCTATATATCACTATATATTGTACATAATAAAATCAAAAAGTAATGAAAACAAAATTATATATGAAAATGATAGTTCAATCGAAATAATTTCTAAGACAAATTTTTGTACTGTATTACCAGTTACATATGATGTATTATTTGGATTATTCACTGCAACAAATATAAATACTAAAATAAACATATTATTAGTATCCTATTTGTTATTTTTGATTTTGTATATCAACCCATTTTATGAATTGAATCATTTTATATTTCATATCGGGTTGATTGTTCAACGCACATTTATGTCATATGGATTAGTAAAGTAAAAATTTTTGTAATTTATCATATATTTTTTATATGATAAATCATGTTCAATTCCACTCATCTGGTCGTTCTTTTGTTCCACCGTCATATTTCACTGCATAATTATTTGAAATCATCCATTCATTTATACATACATCCCCTAAATAAACATCTGCTAAAATGCGACCATATTTTTCGGTGGATACATTTTGCAATGTAACAATTTTTCCTAAAATGAGATTGGAAAGAGCATCACGCGATTTTTTTGCCAATTCTTTTTCATTCGGGGTTTTGCCTTTTATTTCGGGGGAATCAATACCATTTATACGAACTGAAAAACGATATATTGGACTGCCATTATATGGTAATTTGGATACAATTGTAAAAGTATCGCCATCATACACTTTGATTACTTTTCCAACTGTAACAGGTGGAACAAACGGAACAGTGTTTTCATAAACAACATTCAATAAATATTCGGTAGTAGAATCCATATATTTAGGAATACAAAATAATGTACGCAAACATTTACACCAACTTTTGTTAGATGGCGACGACGCTACGGGTTTCGCTTGATTTATAGTATTCATCTGTACTATCTACAATAGATGCTTTTAAATATTTTACAATAATTGAATTTGACTTCAATAATTCTTCTGCTGGTAATACTGCAAACCATTGGTATTTTGTGCGTTTTAATATTTGGTCGCTTGGAATATAGATACCAAACATATCAGGAATTGTGTCCAAAAACTCTTCTTCCATCAAATTTTCTAATAAAATAGGTTTACGTCTATGAGATTTCACGCCAATATATTCCCCGCCTATTAAATTCATCGAATACATATCAATCTTTCCTTTACACCAATGTGCAGTTTTTCCTAAAAATTCCATTTCATTTGTAAAATGACCACTTGCATATATTGTTTTCAAATATTCAACAAATTCAAGAATGATAGGGTCATTCTTAGTAGCGCCCATAATTGAAATATCGGGTGTGAAGAGTAATTTTTGTTTTTCTTGCATCAAATTAGTAGTATGATTTACATTCTCACATACAAATGGCTTTCCATTTGAAATTCCATTATTGTATAATTCTTTTAAATTCTTCATACAAAGGAATGAATTTGGTAAAGTCATACCGCCATAATAGTACAACAATTGCATCATACCAAGATGTCTATAATGTGATTTATGTGGTTTTGCTACATTGGCTAAATCAATATCCCAAGAAGGAATCAATTTACTAAATGATTCATCGTCAATCAAGCATATATTAAAATCATCACCACAATGATTAATAATTGTTTTGATTGTTAAATGTATATATGGCTGGTTCAAATCGGTACTATTACGTGAATGGAAACTCTTCCATCTACGAGCATTGATTTCATATTTGCTATGTATCCACAATTTAGGTTTGTTAAATCCATATAATGGAGAATCATTCAATAAATATTTTTTGATTAAATCATATTCATTGTTGGTATCAAATGATTGTTTTAATTTAGGTACAATATAGCTAACTGCTATAACAATACTAAAAATAGCTAAATAATGATATGGATTTTTAGTGCTAAACATTTATATATAGTAAGATTGTATTTTTTTACTTATACCCAAAAACAAATCAATAGTAAATAAAATAATCAATATTGTATTCAGAATCATTATATTTTATTTGAGATGAGAACATTGCATTATTACTTTTGCATATTTGACGAACTATATTGATAAAAGAGTTATATGTGAATTTTCGGTCAATGTAAAATTGTTTAGATATATGATAATATTCACTCAATGATTCGCAAAATTCGATATGATGATTATAAAATATAATTTTACGATATGCATTAACATCGATTAAATAGTATTTATCCGTTTTCAAACACACAGTTTCTAAAAGTGTATATAATAATTCCAATGGTACTTGTTTTTTAAAAATTTGAGTCAACATTGTTGATATATATGTAATTATAATTAAAAAATATTTCTAAATCCTATTTTCATTTTTAATAAAGTGCAAAAATAAAATACAATTTACAAAATTATTTTTACAAGACTTTATTTATACTATTTGTAAATAATGCCAATTCAATTACGTCTTCATGTACATTATGAAAAATAGTAATATATTTACATAATAATGGTATTATATTATATTTTTCATCTTCGTTTAATAATGTTGTACTTTTTACAAAAATGAAAAAATAATCCAAGATATCAATTACAGAATATCCATAATCGTAGATTCCATACAAAATTTGAATCGCATTATTTAAATTTTTATTACGAATTTCATTTATATATTTTTCAAATTGTTCGAAACTAATAGTTGAACATAATTTTTTACACAATTCCAAATTAACATTTTCACCAATTATGTATATTTTTTCTAAATTATTTATAAAACGTCGAATTGAATTATTGGATACATGTATCAAATATTTCTGTGCATCGCTAGTTATTTCTAATTTTTCTTGTTCAATTATTTTGTACATAAGAATTTTGAATTGGTTTGAACTTGGATGTGGTATTTTTATAATATGAATACGGGATTGAATACTTTCAATTACTTTTTGAATATTTGTACAGGATGATATAAAATTGACATTGTTTTTATATTTATCAATATAGTTACGAAATACTTGCTGACTTTGTTCATTTATTGTATCAATGTCATCTATTATAATAAGTTTTTTCTTACCAAAAATACTACTGGTTGATTTACAAAATGTTTTCATTTCATTACGAAAATAATTAATACCCTGTTCTTTTAAATTGGTAATATATAGTATATTATTATCAGGGAATGATGCATCTTTGGATAATCCATAATATTCTCGTATAAGAGCATATAATAATGTTGTTTTTCCCGAACTAGTGTTTCCAATAAACAACATATTAAAATCATCGATTTGTAATAATGTATTGATAACCGACTTTATCTTTGAATCTTCAAAGAATTCTTCTATATAGTAAGGTTTATATTTTGCAATAAATGTGTTCATTATTTTTGTATTATAGTGAAAAACTATTTTTATATTTATGTAGAAACTATATATAAAAGTATAGTAATAATATAGTATTATTATAAAAGATGCCAAAAGAAAGTTATTATGATATATTGGGTGTTTCCAAAGATGCAACCGAAAATGAAATTAAAAAAGCATTTCGCGCTTTATCGTTGAAATACCACCCTGACCGTAATCAAAATGAAGATACAACTGAGAAATTTCAAAAAATAGGAGAGGCATATGAAATATTAAGTGACCCCGAAAAACGCAATCAATATGAAAATGAGTTGAATGGAATACCATTTGGAATGCCTTTCTCTCATATGGATAGTATGAATGAATTTCAAGATATAAATAATATCTTTAATATGATGTTTGGTAGTGGAATGCCTGGACCGGGAATGCATGGAATGCCTGGAATGCCTGGACCAGGAATACGTGTATTTCATAGTGGAGGTCCAGGAATGCCGCATTTTTTTCAACAAATTCAAAAACCAGCAACCATTTCAAAAACTGTTAATCTAACGTTAGAACAATGTTACACTGGTGACGAGATTTCTGTTGAATTTGAAAGATTTGTACTAAGTAATGGTATAAAATATACAGAAACTGCAAAAATAAATTTGCCAATCTCAAAAGGTATTCATGAAAAAAATTGTTTATTACTTGAAGGAGAAGGAAATTGCATAAATGAGATAAAAGGTGACATAAAAATATCATTTAAAATAGAAGACCATCCTATTTTTAAAAGGAGAGAAGCCGACCTTATTCATAAAAAGAAGATTTCACTAAAAGAAGCATTATGTGGGTTTTCATTTGAATTGCAACACTTGAATGGAAAAATGCTTTTTTTAAATAATAAATCAAATCGTACAATTATCACCCCAGATACTAAAAAAACAATACCAAATTTAGGTATTGAATATGAAGGCAAAACTGGTAATTTAATTATTGAATTTATTATAGATTTTCCAATGAATCTTAGTGAAGAACAAGTCAATGTAATTTCATCCGTTCTATAAAAGATGATTTCATTATATAGATGGTATATAATGAACAAATGGATATTTATGAAGAAATTCTCTTTGTTGGAATAGAAACATCTACTATATAAATAGAGTTCTCTGTTACAATAATGTATTCAGTCCCTACTTTATATATTTTTGCAATAGGACTTGTATACTCTTCTTCACTTTTTACTAATAATTTCTCGTTGGTATCTTTTACACCAATTAGTACTGTTTTATCTAATGAATTTGTCCAATAATCAAACATTATTGGTTTGTCTTCTACTATTGATAATTTGGCTGCATGGTGCAACGTGTTGGACTCGGGTAATCTATAACCATTTGGTGTAAGGTTTGATGGTTGTTGTGCGTCTCCTGTATTATTCATTTATATGAAATTATAAAATATAAAAATGAAAATACTTTAAATACTTATTTTATTAAATATTTTAATGTTTTTCCTAAATAATTCCTAAATATAGTAAAATGAATAATAATCTATTAATAGAACTTTATGTAAGATTATTAAATGAATATTATTCAATAATGGACCAATCAGATATATTAAAAAATATAGAAAATAGACGATATATTTTTTATATTGGTTTAAATGCAATTAATAATATATTCAAAATTAATTTAATAACTAGTAAAAATATTCAAACAACTTATTATTTATGCGAAAAAGCATGTTATTGTTATTTAGAGTATATTGAACAAATAAATAAAACAGAAATTCTTAATAATTTGAATATTAGTGATGTAGTTACATTTGTTTATAAAGAAACTATTTTATACAATTGTGACAAACCTACAATTCCTATGGATAATAATTTTTATTCAAATATAAATACTGACAATTTGAAAGATTTATTTGTATTATTAACACGAATGTCAAGTATATTATTTAATTGGAATAATGAAAATATAGACGAAAATATGCTAATGATTATTTGTCAAAAATATTTGCTAAAATATTTGTATTTTTTCAATGAAAATTATTTTGAATACATTGATTATTTTGAAACTATTATAGAAAAAATGAAAATGAATAAAGATGTTTATATTGATTTTTTAGAACAATTTTATAAAAAAATGAAACATAATAAAAACAAAAATGACACTAGGAAAAAAATAATGATATTTATAAGCGATTTTAACAACAATAATATAATATTAAATGACATGAAACAATTCATAAAATTATATGCATAATACAAATCGTTTATTTCGACACAGAATTATCATAATAATTTTGTGAAATGTTAATTTTCTTTTTTCTTAATTTTGTTTTTTTACTTTTAACAATGACTTCTTCACTTGCAGTATGAATATTATAATATTCATTTTGAAGAATTTTTTTAATAAATTCAAATATGAATAATAATATTTTTTCAGAGCAATTTCCAACAATCAAACAACTACCTGTACGAAATATCATAAAGGAAACTTCTGTATATTTTTTATTTTCATCCAATTCACTCATTTTCATTGAACGGTCATTTAATATTATTTTTCCATTTTGAAGTTCTGTATCAAATCCCAATTCATGGTTGAAATAAAATTTACACTTAACACCTGGATAACTACATGGGTCGTATGCAGTTTCAATACCATATTTTTCACTACGTAATATTGTATATAATTTTTCACGATTTATAAAAAACCCGCAATTAAAGTTTGAATTGATTAATACATTATCTTCTGATGAATTTTCCAAAAAATATATTGGTCTACTAATATGCGGTGTAAGAATATTTAGAATCATTTCTTTTACAATATCCAATAATGTTACATTTAAAATACCAGGGATTTCTAATTTACCTGTATTGAATATTTTTACATGTATTTCACGAAAGCTGTTTTCATATTTAAAACGTAATATCATTGCAAAACAATTGTAAAATGCATTTTTTATTTTTCCACGACAATTCATAATATCTTTTTTGGATATACCAATTGTTATTTTACGCTCATCTTTGAATTTTATTCTACGTGCGGCTGGATTGTTAATTTGTTTTATGATATTTTCATTGTAATAATATACATTTTCTAATTTTTTTCTATATGCATTAAAGTCTTCTTCTGTTTTTGAAACAATCTTCATTTGTTTTTTAATAACACCTTCCATTGGTTGCCAATATTCTACAATCGGTATTTTCCAAAATACATTATCAATGTCGATTTCCTGATTCAAGAACAATACTTTTGTTTTTGTTGAAATATATAAATCATCGCATTTTGGTACGCATTTAGCATTATTTTCTACTATACTATTATCATCTACTAAATTAGATTTATAATATTTATCATTCGGTAATATTTGTTTCGTTAAATATTGATTCCATTCATCGTCTATGTCTGTCATTTTATATTTATTTAAATAAATATAAAGTATTTATATTATTTTCAATTTTGTATTTTTCATATTATACATTTATGTTACACAAATTACAATATATGTAAATTTTTTTATACCAGTAATTATATAAATGCAATCTGTAAGTAGCGAAGTTGTAAATATACGTCTCCCGAAAAAGAACACATGTGATATCAATATTCAGACAAAAATAAATAAATATTATAACTATGAATTACAACCGATTCGCGATTGTTTTGACCCCAATATATCAAGTTCTCCTCCAAATAATTTTATTGAATTATTGAAAAAACGAATGGAACAATATTATACCGAAACTGTATAATAATTTTGTAAATTATTGTAAAAATAATTTAATATACTCTCTATATTAACATCTGTTGCATGTATTAATGATGTTATTATATCTAAATATTTAGGCGTTATTAAATAACCGTGATTTCTAAGTATATAATTAAAGTATGTTTGTATTATATTCTTTTTGTCCATATTGTACTGAATGCATATAGTGTGTATGTAATTTAATACATTTTTACATTGTTCAGTTTTAATCATCTCATGTAATTTCTCCCAAACCGTGGATTTTAATATAGAATTCCCCCATTCATCCAAATTTTGATTTAGTTGAATAAAGTTTATCATACTTCGAATATCCGAATTATAAATTGTTTGAATTGCGTCTATTGAATTTTCATCAATATCTAAATTTTCAGCATCAATTATTTTTTTAATAAACGTATAGATATCTGGTTTAGGCAATTGATTGAAACGAATGCATATGAATTCGTTTTGTAATGATTCGTCAATTTTACTTATATAATTACATATTAAACAAAAACGTACATTGGACGTGCATGTATTTAGCAATGTTTTCAATGCTTGTTGGGCATTCTTCGTCATATAATCAACTTCGTCCAATATTACAAACTTGAAACCGATTTCAAACAAATTTTTTGATTTGACAAATTGGTGTATTTGGTTTCGTATGATGTCTATACCACGTTCATCCGATGCATTCAAATGGATTACAGTACCTTTGCTTTTACCGTAATATTTTAATTGAAATTCGTTTATCAAATTTATTATGGTTGTCGTTTTTCCAGTACCCGGTGGACCATAAAATAATAGATTTGGAAAATAGTTTTTCTCCAATATATTTGTAAATATTTGACGATTGATTGGGTCGAGAACAATATTATCAAAATTCTTTGGTCTATATTTTTCAACCCACGGTGCATTCGTTATTGTTTTATTTTCTACTATATTTTCGTTCATATATTTTGTTATTCTATATAACAAAATACATTTAATTCTGTTTATATTTATTTCATATATGTTCAATTTGCAAATATGATATTTTATGACCATAAACTTCATTTACAAATCTACAAAATTCTTCATAAGATAATCCACAATTTTCAATAACACAATTTTCTTCAATTTCTTTTACAAATGGCACCGAATCGCGTATTCTATGCCCAAATCTACCGTATTTTTTGAATTTATGATATTTTAACATTTCTGGAAAATATTTTGTCATAAATGTTGCAATTGTTTTATATTCACTAAATCGAAAGAACATATGGCTCAATTGCATTATACAATGTATCCAATTCATTCCTATATTGTTGTTATATCTGGTTCCATAATTCTCTATATGTTTATGAAATTGTTCTAATACGCAATGATGCAATACAAAATGATGTGGAACGAATGTACCTTTTTCTGGTTCTACTGGCGTTAATCCTGTAAGATATATCATAGAATCTTTGTATTGTTCCAAATTCCATTCCGACCTCGCTTTTTCTTGTAAAATAGCAATCTTATATTGAGATTCGCCAATATGTGGATAAATACTCCATTTAACAAGTGGTATTAAATCTGAATCCCATACTACATACGGGTCAGATAATCCGCTTATTTGCGTATATGCTGCTAATTTGATAATTTGTTGATACCACCATCCAAATTCACGTGAACGATGGTCATGTTGATTATTGAACATACTTTCAATATCTCGTTTGTGTAGTCCGTAATTTTTCATGAAAAACGTTTCTTCTGGCATTACGATTACGTTACCTAACCAATACTTTGATAAATATTCAATATTGGATACATATATTTCAGGTGTTATAATAAATATATTTCTTGGTGAATAAAAAGTGTGTATTGCTTCCATAGTTGTTCGTACCATATTATGATACCGGTGAAGTGGAATTACAAAATCCATATGTTTCTAATAAAACAATATATTTTTATACAAGAATTGACGAAAATTTATTGGACAGAGGTATAAAAAATTGAATAGAAATAGTAAAATAAAAACATAATCACTAAATATACAAATGTCAACATCCGGTTATTTAGAACTAATTCTTGGTCCCATGTTTTCAGGGAAAACCACACAAATTATACAGCATTATAAGAGCTATACTTATATTGGTAAAAAAATTGTTGTTATTAATTACGCTGATGATAAACGTTATCATGATTCATTACTTTCTACACATGACCAAATCATGATACCTTGTGTACTAGTAAAAAAATTGTCAGATATTTTAGAGGATGAAAATATCAAGACGGCAGATGTTATTCTCATTAATGAAGGACAATTTTTCGAAGACATATTTGAAGTTACAATGGATTTTGTAGAAACCCAAAACAAAAAAGTTTATATTTGTGGATTAGATGGTGATTTTCAAAGAAACAAATTCGGGAAATTATTGGACTTAATTCCTTATTGCGATAAAATTACAAAATTAAGTGCACTTTGCTCATCTTGTAAAAATGGTACATTGGGATTATTTTCACATCGTATTACAAACGAAACATCGCAAATCGTAATTGGTAGTAATAATTATAGACCACTATGTAGAGAATGTTATAAAAAATATAATATGTAATAGTTTGTTATTGAAAATATTCTAAAAAAGTTATATTTTTTACGATTTATTGATTATGAAAATAATATAAAGTTTCATCAAGAAATAGAAAATATTTATATGGAAAATATAGATGAAACTACCGTTTTAAAAAAAAAGAGAGGTAGACGCAAGAAAGTGGTCGAACCAGTTTCAAACGATAGTATTGAATCTCCTCAAAATATAGAAATTGTAATTGAAGAAAATGTTCAGTCACATGAACATGTTGCTAAAAAACGCGGAAGAAAACCGAAAGGGGGTAAATTGATATTAAAACAATGTGAGCCTACTATGCAGAAAAGTGTAGTATCAAATGTTATTTTACATTTAAAATGTTCAATGAATGATTTGAATGAATACACTGATAAATTAAACAAATTAGTTACCGACCCTCTTTCCTATAATCCTTGCGTACCGCCTGATATTATGACATATGATGATAATTACAATAGTGTATTGAAATATGAAAAAATTGACTCTATAATTAATGAACACAATGAACCTCCATGTTCTAAATTAAATTATGCATATTCAAATGAAAATAAAAAAATAAATAATATATGCGTATATTGTAACCAATCGTCAACACCGATATTACAAGAAGATGCAAATTATGAAAGTGATGATGATATTAGTATGAAAGATATTAACAGTAAATTGAAACGGCTTAAATTACAATTATATAAAAATTCAATGCCTGATAAAAAGTCGGCATGTTTTTGGTGTACATGCGAATTTGATAATCCATCATGCTATATACCAAAATATGAAATGGATGAAGAAATTCATGGGTATGGTTCTTTTTGCCGTCCAGAATGTGCTACTGCATATTTAATGAAGGAAAATATTGACGATTCTACTAAATTTGAAAGATATCATTTATTGAATAAAATATACAGTAAGATATATGATTATAAGAAGAATATTAAACCCGCCCCAAATCCATATTACTTGTTGGATAAATTTTATGGTAATTTAAGTATTCAAGAATATCGTAAATTATTAAAGACAGAGCATATGTTGTTAGTCATTGAAAAACCTATGACCAGAATATTGCCGGAACTACATGAAGACAATGAAGAAATTGTATTGAATGTATATGGGGGAAATAATAAAACGCAAAATACGAGCGGGGTTTATAAAGTAAAAAGGGAATCTGAAAAACAAAAGGGGCCTTCTAAAACAAGTATTATGCGCAATAAGTTTGGGTTAGATAAATAAATTTTACACATTGTATAATAAAAACTATATAAAACTATATAAAATTATATAATCATTATTCAAATATATAGAATAATGATTTCTGTGAATTTAATGGGTGGGTTCGGTAACCAATTATTTCAAATATTTGCAACAATTGCATATGCAATCAAACATAAACACAAATTTGTATTTCCATATTCCGACAAATTAGCGCAAAGGGTTACATATTGGAATAATTTTATGTTATCATTGAAAATATTTACTACTGCTAATTTAAACAACCGCGTTACCAATGTGGATATTCAAAATATGGAAAATATTAGCGAGAAAGACTTTCGTTATAATGAGTTACCTGGGTGTGACCCATCGAGACCATTCAAATTAAATGGTTATTTTCAGTCGTATAAATATTTCGAAAATGAAGTTGAACAAATATATGGGTTATTACGATTGGATAAACAAAAACAACAAATTATGGGAGAATATACCGATTTGTTTTCAGTTGAAGGTAGCACAGTGAGTATGCATTTTCGTTTGGGGGATTATAAGCATTTACAACACTATCATCCAATTATGCCTCCACAATATTATCAAAATGCATTGTCTACAATATTAGAAAAATCTTCGATTAAGACTGCACGAGTATTATATTTTTGCGAAGAAGAAGATAATGATATTGTAATGCAATTTATTAATGTCTTGAAATTGCATTTTGATACTACTGAATATAATGTAGAATTTGTCAAGGTCGATGATAAAATTGCAGATTGGAAACAAGTACTAATAATGTCTTGTTGCCACCATAATATCATTGCAAATAGTTCATTTAGTTGGTGGGGTGCATACATGAATTCATCTTCTGAAAAAAATGTGTGTTACCCATCATTATGGTTTGGACAAACTATGCACGAACATCATGGATTCAAGGATACACAAGATTTATTTCCCGAAAAATGGATAAAAATCCATGTATAAATTGTAAATTATACAAAAAATTGAAAACGATTTTGTATAATTAATTTTGACAATAAATATAAACGTAAACCCATAATTATATAAAACTATGAATCCTGTTCTTAAACAAGCTAAAAAAAATATGAAAAAACAATTCAATAAAATTAAAAATGAAATGATTGATTATGAATTATACAAAGAATTCTATGATTTTATGAAATGTTCCCCCATGATGCAAACTGTTATAAAAGAAAACCGTGAATTAAAAATGTTTAATAAAATTTTATTGGAAACTGTGGATGATTTGAAACAAAAACTTCGTGACAAAGAATTTGCTCATGTAAAAGTAAAAAAGGAAAAAGTGGATGAAGTTGTTGATTTGACCGACGAAATTGAATCCATCGATGGTTCTTATCTAGAAAAAGAACCAAATATTGTATATGAATTAGTTGAAGAAAATACCGAGTATGTTACATATAAAAAGGATACAAGTATTGAAGAAGGTGAAATTGTGAAAGAAGAGGCTGAGGAGGAAGAAGTTGAAGAAGAGGAGGAGGAAGAAGAAGAAACTGAGGAAGTTGAAGAAGAAGAAGTTGAAGAAGTTGAAGAAGAAGAAGTTGAAGAAGAAGAAGCTGAGGAAGTTGAAGAAGTTGAAGAAGAAGAAGATCAGGAAGATGAGGAAGAAGAAGAAGATGAGGAAGAAGAAGCTGAAGAAGAAGAAGTTGAAGAAGTGGAAGAAGTGGAAGAAGAAGTTGAAGAAGAGGAGGAAGAAGAAGAAGAAACTGAGGAAGTTGAAGAAGAAGCTGAGGAAGTTGAAGAAGAAGCTGAGGAAGAAGAAGTATATGAAACAATTATAAATTCAAAAAAATACTATGTTACAAATGAACAAAATGGAACAATTTATAGCGTAACAACAGATGGTGATATTGGCGATGAAGTTGGTAAATATGTACATGGAAAGCCGATATTCAAATAAAAATTATTAACGATTACGTATCTTCTTTGTATAATTTAAATATGTTCTTTTTCTACGCGAGTTATATCCACCGTTTTTTTTATTTTGTTTATTTTGTTTATTTTGTTTATTTTGTTTATTTTTATCACCATTATCTTGTGTATTAATTTTTACTGCATTCGTTTTTTTGATAACTTCAAATTTATTTGGATTCGAACTTAATTTATCCCACATAGCTATTAAATTTTCATCACGATACTCACATTTTATATTTTGTTGATTTTCATAATTGATTGGTCCAATAATTAATTCCATGTAAATATCAATTTCGAATTCGGGTTCATTACTTTTAATATTTGTTTTTTTGGTAACACCTATATTTAACAAATCATTTTCATGAGTTTCACAATTACCTATTTCATTTTCATTTATAACTTTCTTTGCTTTATTTATAACTTTTTCAACAAAATCATTGCTTATATTGTTGAAATATGATACCATCTTATTAGTCAACTCATTATTTGTCGACTTTATATTTTCAAAATTTTTTTTAATATAGTCGACTGTTTTTACAAAATATGAATATTTATCCTTGTTCAATTCATTCAATAGTTCTTCATTTTCTGATGATTTTTCTTTTTTATCATAGTACAAATAAATGCCTTTTGCGGTATCACTAAATAAATATTGATTTACTAATTGTAATCCTTTTATTTCATTTGATTTTTTTAAAATTGCATTGATTTTATTTTGTACAAAAGATATTCCACTAAGCTTGTTTTCACGAATCGATGATTCTGAAAAAAATAATTTCAATGAATCAACTGCATTCATGATTTTTTTAAATATTTCATCGTATTCTTTATCTGGTAATGATTCAATATCTCTCAATATTTCCATTGATTTAACAGCTTTATCTATGTTAATATCGATTGCAATAAGTTGACTTCTAGAATATGTTGAAATATTTGATAAATTACTATAATTTCTATTGTATATTTCTACTTTTTCATTAATTTCTTTTTTTATAGATTCTAACATTTTATTGAAAGGGTTTGTATTAACAATATTAAATATAGTAACAGGAACAGGAACAGGAACATCAAGTTTAATCAATGCATCATAAACTTCCTTTGGATTTTCAATGAATTCGCAATTATTGATGTTTTTATATTTATTTTCATTATATTTAACCTCAATATTTTTTACATCTATTGTTTCAAGAACACCATTCTTATTTTTATATTTTAAATCAATATACGATTTTGTTTTTTTTTTATCTAAATTTTCATAATTTAAAAAATCAAATAACACAAGTACAGTGTTATCATTTGATATGTACCTTTCTGTTTTATTTTTTAAATTTAAATCAAATAAAACATTTTTTATTTTTTCAAAAAACGTATTTATATTTATTTTATTTTTTTCACCCTCCACTATTTTATTTATTTCATTTTCTTCATTTGTAAATAATTTGGCAAATAGATTCTCTATACATTTTTTATTTGTACTACCATTTTTATCATTTATAACTATATACTGTTTCAAAATAAAAATTATATCATTTTCAAGGTCTATTTTACTATACGATATATTTTTTTGTTTTGCAATTACACTTATATCATCTTCGGTGATTTTAAAATCATTTTTTGTTTTTATAGAATCTATCAATTCAGTTTCAGCATTTTTAATTTCTTCAATAATGTTTTTTTTTCTTTCATCCGCCCATTCATTATACTGAATCAATAAATCAATTAATTCACGGTATTTTGGATTATTCAATACATCATTCAACCATACAATTTCGGTAACACTAGATACTCCTGATGAAGTATTAATATATGAATACTCGCGTAACGGCTCTTTTTTAATATCATAAATTCTTCCAAAAACACCAGAAGTTATTGTATCACTTGATGGAAATAAATTTTTATATTCAGTTTTTGGGGCTTTACAAATATATTTATCAAAAGAAGAATTGATATTTGCTGATTGTGGATATCTTGTTGGAAATAAAAACAATAATGTCATATAAATGTTATGATTAGCAATGGTATTTGTGTCTTCTTTTTTTTTTTCTTCTTTTTTTTTTTCTTTTTTTTTTTTTTTTTCTTTTTTTTTTTTTTTTTCTTTTTTTTTTAAAATACTTTTT